ATTGTAATTTTTATAACTTTTATTACATATGGTCAAACACCTTTATATAAAGGTTTAACTTCTGGAATGACCGAAAAAGAAGTTTTGACTTGTGTTAAATCTGATCCTCGTTCTTTTACGTTAATACCTGATAAAGTATCTGTGGATGAAACAATTACAACAGTTATTAAAAATAGAACTTATCTCGTAAATACTTCATTTAATAAAGATGGAAAACTTGCAAGTATACTTTTTTTATGTCTTGATGAATATGATTGGGCGGAGTATAATATAAATATTAGAGAAAATGCAACTGAATTATTTTCATTATTATCCGTAAAATATGGAGAACCTATATATAATAAGTTTTGTAATTGGAACGATGTTCCTAAAGGAAAATTTAAATTTATTTGTTATTTTAAAAAAGGAACTATTGATGTGGGTATATTTGTTGTAAATAATGATAATACGGATAAATATTATGTGGGATTAATTATTAAGGATGAAAAATTTGATAATAATTATGAACAAAGTAGTGAAGGATTTTAAAATTTAATATTTAAAAAATATCTTTAAAATAAGTAATTGAAGGGGATAATAAATTTTCCCCTTTATTTTTAACAAATTTTAACAGTAATTTTATACACTGTATTAAAATTTTTATTATATTTGTCTAAAATATTAAATCTTATATTTATGAAAAAAATTATTTTAATTGTATTAGTGTATTCTTTATTTGCATGTAATACGCCAACATCTGTGCCTGGTTTAAATACATCGGATACATCATCAATTTCAACTGATTCTTTGTATAAACAGGCAAAAGAATCAAAATGTATAACACCGGTATCAATTGGTATGCCAATTAGAGATATTAAACAATTTAATAAGAATACAGATGCATATAGAGTATATATAATAAATCGTTCGATATTCCATACAAAATAGAATATGGAAATAAAAAAAATATATCCAAGGTTAAAGGAATATAAAAGTTATAGTTATATTATAGGTGATTATAAAATAAAAAATATTCATTTATATTTTTATTGTGTTACCTTATATAAAACATATAAAGATGTTTTTTATTGAAATAAAATCTAAAAGAATATTGGATACTGTTGAACGTTGTAAACAAGAACAACACGATAAAGAAGTTAAAGATGAAATAGAAAAAACAACTGTTAGATAAATTTTAATAATTACTTATAATATTTTTAGATTTTTTGTATTAAAATTTTTATTATGTTTACCAAAATTATTTAAAAATGAAATTATTTTTTCTTAAATGTGCTTATCTTCTTGGCAAACAATCAAAATGTGTTTCAAAGAAAGTTGGTGCAATAATTGTAAAAAATGGTAGAATTGTATCAACAGGATATAATGGAACACCATCAGGATATAAAAATTGTAATGAGTACTTTAAAAATTATAATCCAGAAATTCAAAGAGAGGATCATCATAAATGGTCTAAAAAATATGAAATACATGCAGAAGCAAATGCAATTGCTTTTGCTGCCAAAAATGATATAGGAATAGATGGAGCTGAAATTTATTCTGTTCTTCAACCTTGTGATGATTGTCTTAAATTAATAAAAGCGGCAGGAATTAAAAAAATTTATTTTATTTTTCCATATGATAAAGCTTTAATACAAGATAATGATCTCTGGAATACAATAGAATATGAACATGTTACTGATAAAGAATTAATTAATTGGATAGAGAATCAAGAAAAATTTTTTAAAAATATATAATTTTTATAATTATGAAAGAAAAGAAAGCATTAATAGTAGTAAATCTTCAATCGGATTTTTGTTCAGGTGGTACTGTTGAGGTACCTGGCGCAAATGAAATAATTCCCGTTGTTAATGAGTTACTTAAAAAATTCAATTTAATTATTTTTTCAATGGACTGGCATCCACATGATTATAAATTATTTACATCTCATTATTTTCCTCATAATGATATCTTTGGATTATTTAGTATTAATAAAGATAATAATTTTAATTTATTGTGGCCAGATCATTGTATTGAAAATAATCCCGGGGCGGATATTCATCCGGATGTTAAATTTGAGAATATAAATGGTAAATTTTATTTTTTTAAAAAAGGAATAAACAAAAGGGCGGAATCTTATTCAGCATTTTATAATAAATTTGAAAGTCAATCTACAGGATTAAATAAATTTTTAAAAAAGAAAAAAATTACAAAGGTTTTTATATGCGGATTATTATTAGACTATGATATATTATTTACAGCAATAGATGCAAAAAATTTAGGATATGATACATATGTTATTATGGATGCAGTAAAACCTTTATTTTTTAATTCTTCAGATATTAAAGATGAATTAATAAAAAATAATATTTCTATAATAAATTCATCTGAAATTTAAAAAAACAAAAATATGAAAATACAAACGATATCAATAGTAGTTCCCACAAAGGGTTGTATAAACAATTGTCCGTTCTGTGTATCTCGCATGCATGAAAATAATTATAATGTTAAAATAAATTGTTTTGAAATAAAAAAACGATTAAAATGGGCAATAATAAATGGGGTTAATACCTGTATTTTTACTGGTACAGGAGAGGCATTTCAAAATAAAAAATTTTTAGAAATAATGCTAAATATATTTAAAGAAATGAATCACCCATTTCCTAATGTAGAATTTCAGACTACTGGTGTAATGTTATTAAATAATGATAAAAATGTTTATTTTCTTAAAAATCTTGGAGTTAATACAATTTCTTTATCTGTTTCTGATATTTTTTTAGATGAAAGAAACATGAATATTATTGGAGTACCAGAAAAATTACGTTTTAAACTTAAAGATCTTATAGATTATTTAAAAACTTATGACTTTAATATACGGTTAAGTTTAAATATGTTAAACTCATATGATAAATACGGTATAATATATTATGTTAGCGCTATATTAGATAAATGTAAAGATTTGGGAGCGGATCAGGTCACATTTAGAAAAATGTATTATTATAATAATAATGTAGAACAATCAAGATGGGTAAAAGAAAATCAGTGTTCAAATGAAACATTATTAGTTATAAAAGAATATATTGAAAAATTTGGAGAATTTTTATATAAACTTCCATTTGGGGCATCTGTCTATTCTATATCTAATATGAGTGTCGTGATTGATGATGATTGTATGTCAAAAAATAATAATGAAGCATTAAAATATGTAATACTTAGAGAAAATGGAAAACTTTATACAAGATGGGATGATGAAGGAAGCTTAATATTTTAATTATATTCTTCAGGTGATTCTGGAAATGCGAGAATAAAATAAAATATATTTTTAATATAAACTATTTACTTTTTATAAATGGCTTAAAATGATAAAATTTTTAATTTGAGTGTTTCTTTTTAAGAATAAATATAAAAAAACATATGTTGGGTAATTATAGAAATAATTTAATTAAAGATAATGATTTTTTAAATTTTAAAAAATCAAAATATTCTATTATTATAATTAAAATGAATGGACAGATATATGAGAAATACGATGTAGATAATCCCTGGTCATATATAAATGAATTAAAAAAGAACCCAGAAATAAAAAATGCATACATTAAGAAAAAAATATATTAAAAATTTTTTTATTTCAAAAAAAATTATTATATTTGTACCGCAAATATAAAATAACAAAAGAATTATGAAAGATATATACACAAGTGGAGTTTTAATAACAATGTTTGGTACAGTATATTATTGTTTTAATGATAAATATACTTCAATATATGATTTTTTAAATATTGAAAAAAATGCTTTTATAAAAGCAATAGATAATAAATGGAAATTATTTTATGTTGATGTAATTAAACATGAAAATTCTTGTGATATTGGCATAACATTATCTTTAAATTAAATTAAATAAATAAATAAATAAATATAATAAAAAAATAAAAATTATAATAACAAAGTTAATTAAAGAATCATTAAGTAACAAAATAAAATTTATAATATAAAATATTCTTTGAAAATATTGTTATAAACTGTGCAACAGAGTCTTATAGGTTAAATACTATATTTTAAAATAATGTTGCATATTAATTATTAATAATAATAATATTATGTTAAATTTATATTAATGAACTTATTAAGACAAAGTTGCACAGTTTTTATTAAAAATTTTTTAAAAAAAATAAAACTTTTATATAATAAAATAATATTATAAATAAATAAATAAAAAATGATATTCTTGTTTAAACATATTGCAATGAAGTGGAATGCTGATGATAGCATTAGAGGAAATTTTATGCCCGCTTATAAAGATATAGGTACTTAATAAAATAATAAAAAATCTTAAAGGCGGGCAAACTTAAAAGTTTCCCGCCTTTTTAATTTAAGATCTTTGACATATTGGTTGGTTTGACCCCATAATTTCAATCGGCAGAATCCTATCCTTTTAAGATAGTTGTGTGAGTTCGAGTCTCACTGGGGTCACAAACAGGTCGTTAGCCTTAATGGTAAGGCACCGGTCTCCAAAATCGAGGTTGGAATTATTCCATGGGGGTTCGAATCCTCCACGGCCTGCAAAATATTTATGGGCTGTTGGTATAGATGAATAACACAGGTGCTTTGCACGCACCAGTCAGGGGTTTGAGTCCCCTACAGTCCACAAAATTTGGGGATGAAGTGTTAATGGTAACATGCTAGTCTGTCACACTAGAGATAGCGGGTTCGATCCCCGTCATCCCCGCCAATTTGGGGAAATGGTGAAATGGTATCACGTCAGACTGTTAATCTGCGATTCCGAGTTCGAATCTCGGTTTCCCCGCAAGATTTGCCTTCGTGGAGGAATTGGTAGACTCACTTGTTTAAGGAGCAAGTGTCATATAGACATTATGGGTTCGAATCCCATCGAAGGCACAAGTAGTAGTGATAGAAAGAGATACTTCGTGCTGTAATAAGCAATCGTTATCTAAACGATCAATAAATCTCTTCTAATTTTTCTCTACTTATTTGCTCCTGTGGCGAAACTGGTAGTACGCAATGGATTCAAAATCCATCAATCCTTAGGATTATATCGGTTCGAATCCGATCAGGAGCACAATATTGGGCGCATCGTCTAACAGGTAAGGACACGTCTCTGATAAGGACGAAATGAAGATTCGAGTTCTTCTGTGCCCACTTATTTTGCATCCTTAGCTCAGTTGGTTAAGAGCGTAACTCTTACAAAGTTAAGGCCGATGGTTCGAATCCATCAGGATGCACACCGGTGTGGCACAGTGGCAACTGCAACACTCTCATGAAGTGTAATTATCATAATATCAGGGGTTCGAGTCCCCTCACCGGTACAATAAATGTTAAAAAATGTTAAAAAATGTTAAATATTTAATATAGTAATTAAACATTTATTATATTTGCTGTATAATAATAAATGTTACCCATATGAATGAATTATTACAAAATTTTCCAGTAAAACAACAAAGAAATGGTCATGATTGCGGTGTTTGTGTTACCTGGTGTATATTTAAATATTTTGGATATAATTTTTCCTATAAAGAAATTTATGATTTATTTGATCCTCCTAAAGAGGCAGATGAAGGAATATCTGGTGAAGAAATACTTAAAATATTAAGAAAATCTGGAATAAAAGTAAAAAGTGAAAAAAGTAATTTATCAAATTTAAAATTTTATACATCATTAAATCATCCAGTTATTGTAAGTATACAACATAGAAAAAAATATAATGAACCATGGCATAAAACTATAGAATATGGTCATTACGTAGTAGTATTATATGTAGATAACAAAATAGTAAAATTTATGGATCCAAATTATGGAAAAATTCGTATTCTCAGTGTAAAAGAATTTAAAAAAAGGTGGCACGATGGAGATGAAAAAAATATTTATAAATATCCTGCATTAATATGTTATTCTGAAAATTAAAATTATAATAAATAAATGGAACTTAAATTAAATGAAAAGGTAAAGGCTGCTGTAGAAGTAAATAAACAAGTAATAATAAATATGGATAATAGTGTAGTATATGAATCGGTAGAAGAAGGAAATTCAGAAGCATTTATCTATATAAGATCCTTAGATGGTTCAAATGAAATTAAAATTAGATTTTTAAAAAAATAATAAAATACGGTGAATGTGGCTTAAATGGTTAAAGCGTCAGATTGTGGCTCTGAAGATTGGGGGTTCGAGTCCCCTCTTTCACCCTTAATATATGTGCTTATAGCTTAAATGAAAAAGCATCTGACTACGAATCAGAAGAATGAAGGTTTGAATCCTTCTAAGCACACACGAGGTATTAAATATAATAAATTAATGGCCCGTTAGCTCAAATGCAAGAGCACATGCCTTCTAAGCATGTGGTTGTAGGTTGGAGTCCTACACGGGCTACTAATAATTAATAAATAATTTTAATAAAATGAAAACAAAAAATTATTTTAAAAACCAAAAAACCAAAAAAAATCAAAAAAAATATAAAAATAATGATTATGATGAAAATTTTAAACATCCTCATCGTTTATTTAAGAAGAATAAAAAACAGAATATTAAGAAATTCATAGAAAAAGAAATTGAAGAATGGCTGGAAGAAAATTAAAATAAAATATAAATTTTTAAAACTTTTTTAAGTATAATATATAAAATATAAAAATTGTTCTTTGATAAATTGTTTATGCGGGAATAGCTCAATAGGTAGAGTGCAACCTTGCCAAGGTTGAAGTTGCGGGTTCGAATCCCGTTTCTCGCTCACTCCGTTTACACGCGAATGTGTACGTTTGTCTTTAACGTAAAAAAAGACCGTGTCTTCCGTCGAAAGGAAGGGTTAGAGCTAAACCATAGATGCTTTAACGCCCCGATGCGTTATAAAATAAATTCGGAGTTATATTATGTTAACTTAAACATGATCGTTACAGGCTTAACGTTACCCTTGAGTAAGGATGCCTAATGGGAATATTAAAATCCCTGGATTGAATGCCGCGGCATTCAATCCTTTTTTATGCGGAAATAGCTCAATTTGGTCAGAGCATCAGCCTTCCAAGCTGAGGGTTGCGGGTTCAAGTCCCGTTTTCCGCTCTAAATTATTTTTTTATGAGATTTACAAAATTCAAAAAAATGAATTTTTTATTACAAATCTTAACATGTAATAAAATTGCAGCAATTACTCTTTTTCCCTTTGGTATATATTTGTCTCCGGAATATTATATTTCTGTTAATAGTCTTATAAGAATTCATGAATCAATACACTGGAAACAACAAAAAGAAATGTTTTTTCTTGGAATAATTATATCTACTATATCGACAATTATTTTAATAATGAATAGTGTTTTTTTATGGTGGATATTTTTGTTATTGGCAATCTTTCCATTTTTATTTTTTTATATATGGTATGTTATAGAATGGTTTTTAAAACTTATACTTCCTCCATTTACACAAGCCTATTATAGAATTTCTTTTGAAAAAGAAGCATATAATAATACATATAATAATTATCTTATAAATAGAAAAAATTTTGCATGGTTAAAATATGTTTTTAAAAAATAAAAAATCCAACAAACAACAATCTAATAAATTATTAGAAAATAGAAAATGTTTTCTTTGTAATAAAGATATTAATCTTAAAGATTTTCGTGATGATACATCTATTCATGAATTCATAATATTTGGCTTGTGCCAAAAATGCCAAGATATTATTTTTAAAAATTTAAAAGAAAATGAATAATATATTTCAGGAATTTGAACAAATTCTTAAATTATATATAAAAGATGATTTTATTAAAGAATTACCACGTAAATGGAATGAAAGTCATCGTTTTTATCATAATGAAAATCATTTAATAGAGATTATTAATAATATTGAAAAAAATCCAGATTTTAAATATTTAAATGTATATGAAAAACATGCACTATTATTGGCTGCATTTTTTCATGATGTAATTTATGATCCTAAAAGAAATGATAATGAAGATAAATCTATAGAATTTTTTAAAGCTTCATTTAAAAATGATGATCCAAAAATGATAAATACTGTATGTTATTTAATTGAAACTACAAAATATAGAAAAAAACCTTTAGAAAAATTGGCTAATATTTTTTGGAAAGCAGATAATCAAAAATTTATGAAAGGCTATGATGAATTAATAAAAAATGAACAATTAATAAGAAAGGAGTATAATCATTTATCTCCTAAAGAATATAAAGAAAAAAGAATTAAATTTCTTGAATCATGTAAAGGATTATTTAATTATAATGTAGATAAAGATCTAGATAAATTAATAAAATATATAAATGAAAAGTATAAATAAATATTTTTCTAAAAAGATATATATAAAAAATATATTAAAATAATTTTTATAATATGAGAAAACTTGTTCCAGAAAGCTTATATGAAAGTAAAACCCATGGTGGTCCAAATAGAACTGATTTTTCTGATTATGAATGGTTGGTTTATTTATTTATAGTAAAAAATTTAAATAATAAAAATATAGATTTTGATGAAGATCGTCTAGAAAAATTATTTAATAAAAAAATAGATTTTGTTTTAAAATGTTTTAAAAATGGGGATTCTGCGAAAGATTGTGCAAAAAGAATGCTAAAAGATAATAGTTTCTTAAGATCTTTACATAGACCTGATATTGATGAAGCATTAAGATATAAAATTGATGAAGGCGTGACAGACTTTTTTAAAAGTATGAGAGCCCATGTTAAACAAGCAATGGAAAACTTAGATAATGAAAAAATTATTGATAATGCCATAAAAGTTGCATTTGCAAAACAATTTTCTGAGCGCCCAGGATTAAAGAAAACTGTTTTGAATTTTTCGTTGGATATAAAACAGGATATTATAAAACAATTATCCGAGGTATTAAAAGATCCCGCAATTGGAATATTAAAATTATTTAAAGATGAAAATGGAAAAATAAAAGTTGTTGGTTATAAAGTAGCGGGCGGAGCAAAACACTCAGTTTCAGGAGCATAAAATGTTAAAAATGTTAAAAAATATTAAAATAGTGAAAAAAGTTCAATAATTATTGAACTTTTTTTGTTTAAAATTTTTTTATTTCAAATTTTTTTATTATTTTTACCATATAATTAATAATTAAAATTTATAATAATATGAAAGAATTGTATTTTGAAGGATTTAAATTCAAATATCCAAAGGGATCTCGTAAAAAAACTATAAGATATTTAGATGAAATATTAATGAACGGCGATATAAACGTGTTTCGTGATACTCAAAAGGCATATCATCGAGAAATATTACATATTATCACATCATACTCTGTATTATTTAAAATAATAGCATATTTTTTATTAATTGTATCAATTTTTTTAATGGTGTTTAAAATATATTCTTTTATTACTTTAGGCATTAATATTTTAAGTATTATATCTTATTTAATACATTTATATTTTTTAAGGCAATTTAAATATTCTGTAGTAGCATTTTCTTTAATAGAAAGTATTTGTGATTCAGATTTAGTTTTTTCTTTTAAAGAAAATACAATTGAAGAATATAAAAATAAAGATAAAAATAAAAAAGAAAAAAAGTAAATATTTAATTTATGAAAGGTGAAAAGGGTGTATGTTTAGTTGGAATAGGAAAAGATCAAGTTCGTAGAACTAAATTTGATTCTGAAAAAAATGCAAAAACTGCATGCGATTTTCATATTTCTATGAATTTAATTTCTAAAGATGCAGTTGTATATAAATGTTCGGCTTGTAATTCATGGCATTTTGGAAAACCCGAGTGGGCTAAAAAATACGGAAAAAAATAATATTCAAAATGGTAAAACAAAAAAATATAGTATTAGAAGGAAGTGTAATTGAATCTCTTGGAAATTCTATTTTTAGAGTTAAATTAAATAATGAACATATTATTTTATGTCATATTTCTGGAAAAATACGTTTAAATTCAATAAAAATTATACCTGGTGATAAAGTTGTTGTTGAAATAAGTCCATATGATTTATCAAGGGGAAGAATAATAAAAAGGTTATAAAATATAGTAAATATATATATAAATATATTTTAAAATGCCATATCTTCAAATATTTCGTAATAATTCTAATTCATTTTATAATTATACGGTTATAAAAGGGAATGAATTATATGAAGTTAGAGTAATTGAAGGAGAAAAAATGAAATGGCGATATGTGGGGGAAATTGATCCTGATGTTTATAAAGTAAACGGGGTTTTAATTTATAAGCCTTCAATGCAAATGATATCTATTTTTCAAAAGATTTTAAAACCTCCTGTTAAAGAAGGATTTAAAAGTTTTAAAAAATGGTTAAAATAAATAATAAAATAATATATTTATGAGAAGCAAACTAAATATAACAATATTTGTTATAACCGATTCATTAATTTCAATAATTTGAAATTGTGCTTCCATATTATTGTTAATTTTTTGGGGGTACGTGCCCCCAAAAAATTTATAAAAAATATTAAAAAATTTTTTTATTTCAAAAATTTTTGTTATATTTACATAAAATTAAAAACTTATGAAAACATTAACCATAGATGAATTAAAGATTCTTTTGAAAAGCGGAAAGGTTCATTTTGAATATAAAAAGAAAGATGGATCTTTGCGTGAAGCAAATGGTACATTACTAATGGATATAATTCCTGAAAATAAAAAACCAAAGGGAGAAGAAAAGGAATATAAAAATTTAAGATATTTTGATCTTGACATAAATGAATGGAGAAGTATAGCAAATGAAATTTTAGAAGTAACAGTTCTTTGAAATTTAATTATAGGTAATCTATCGCTGAATTTTAAAATTCAGAGGAAACTCGTGACACTATTGCCAAATACAGGAGATTCAATAAATCGCTATTACTGTAGAGGGTGAAAGCCAAATAGATTTAGAGAAAGGCAACTCTATAATAATCTGGTAGGTGATTAGATAAATGATAGATTAAAACAGAATCACGGTTATGCCTATAATTAATTATTGGGCTCTTAGCTCAATCGGTTAGAGCATCTGACTCATAATCAGAAGGTAGAGGGATCGTAACCCTCAGAGCCCACAAAAAATTATAGTTTATGAATAATATTTATCCAGCTCCAGTAGAAGAAGTAGCATTAAAAATTTTTAATGCCATGAAAAATGAATTTAAAGAAGAATATCCAGATGATATGAAATGGGTAGAATCCGTTGCTGTACCTTATATAGAGAAAATAATGATTAAAAAGTTTATTAAGGGTGAAGATCTTGTTTTAACAATGGAAGAAGCAATAGATTTATTAAATAATATTTATATATATGTATCTTTGGAATTTTTTAAAAAGAATAAATTAGTAGATAGCATGGAGGATGAAAATGGCGAAACAGTTTATTTTTTAACAAAGGATGGAGAAGAATATTGTAGAAAAAAATTTGGTGATAAATAATATTTGCCGATGTGGCCCAGTGGTCGACGGCGACGGTCTTGTAAACCGTAGGAATTTTTCCCACGGGGGTTCGAATCCCTCCATCGGCTCTAACGGAGGTATAAGTCCATAATTGGTATTGGCACGGTCTTGAAAATCGTTCATCAATGAAAATTGATGTGTGGGTTCGAGTCCCTCTGCCTCCGCAAAATGGAGAGTTACCCAAATTGGTGAAGGGGCCAGTTTGCTAAACTGGTAGATCGTTATAAAAATGATATGTGGGTTCGAGTCCCACACTCTCCGCAAAATGTTTAATTTAAAATTAAAAAAATGGAAGAAAATAAATTATTTCCCGATAATGACCCCCTTGGGTGTTCATTTGGTTGCGCAGTTATTTGTGATATTTTGTTCACTATAATTGCATTAGCTATAATTGCTCTTGTGGCGTATATATTAAATTAATTAAAATTAATTTTAAATTTTTAACACTATGGCTTCAAATGATTCACCCGGATGTATAGAAGAAGGCTGCAAAGTAGGATGTACTATAATAGCAGCGATTATACTGGCTATTCTTATAGCAATTATTATTCTTCTTGATGGAATGTAAAATGTAAAAAATTAAATAGATATGTGGCTTATATTTTTAATAGTATGGTCAATAATTATATTAATAGCGACCTTTATTTATCCTGTAAGAAAATATAAAAAAAATTAAATTTTAAATACTATGGATAAAGAAGTAAAAAAATCATCGGATCCTTATGGATGTAAAAGAGGATGTGTATATTTAATATGGATAATTATATTTACGATTATAGCACTGGTATTATTAATTTCAAGAATAATAAACGGTGACATAGATATATAAAAATAATTAAAAATATAATTATGTCATAGATGATAAAATATTTTAACTCTTTTAATGTTATAGATGAAATTTCTAAACCAGAAAATCCGTGCTGGATAAATGTAATAAATCCTACATCTGAAGAAATTGATTCATTAATAAAAGATTATAAAATACAAAATTCAATAAATTAAATAATTAATCATAAAAAACATAATTTAAAACCATACTTTTTGAAGTTGAATTTTGCTGAAAAACTTTAAAAGTTTTTTGACATTCTTCTAAAGAAACTCGATATTTCAATTTCAAGTTTTTTACTTCAGTAAAGAATTTCTTCCAATCTGTATATTTGGTAGCCATTTCCTTCCATTGGTGTTTTACCCACAGAATTGGATAAAATCCCTTATTGTTTTTCTTTATTCTATATTCATACCCCCTTCTTGCTATTTCAATCGAAGCATTTACTGCATCAGTATAATCATATTGCAAGTTTCCAATAAAACTGCTGTAAGCAGGATTTACAGAATACAATTTGATTCCTAAAATATTTAATCTTTTGGTTAAGTTATTGATAAACAATTTTCTTTTCCAAAGATTTTTATTTTTTCTATTTGATATTTTAATTTGACTTGAATCTTTAAAATGCAAATCTTCAATGAAAACAAATTTGCAATTAAATTGTTTAGCTATTAAGGATATTGATTTACTGATTTCAAACGTTTCAAACTTTAATTTGTTTTGAAAATACTTCATTCTATCTGATTTAGAACTTAATTTTTCATTTAAAATTTTACTAAAAATAGGTTTTAAACTAAATTCTTGAGTATGAATTACTTTATCGTTTTCTAAAACAGAAATACCTATTGTATCTGGGTTTAAGTCAATACCCAAATATCTATTTTCATTTAATTTAATTGGTTCTTCCTTAAATTCTTCAAAGGAAATATAAATATTGTTTAAGTCGAATCTAATTGAATATGTATAACCTTTTTGATGATTTTGTTTAACTTCATTAAATTGTTGAAGTTTAAATAACTCTTTCTTTATGTTATTTCTTAAATTGGGTAATTTTAATTCTATATGTTTATTTTTACTTAATTTAAAAACGATTTGATTATTTTCGATTATATCTAACTTAAAACTTCTATTTCCTTGTTTAAGTTCTTCACCTTGAATATTTATAGGACATAGTCTTTTAAGTTGATAATCCTCTTTGGATATTTTGTTCTTTAACCTATTGATTAAATTGTATTTGCCTCCGAATATAACTTTTTCATTTTTAAATCTTGTCTGTATTGCTTTACCATCTTTAATACCACACTGGATTAACCACGAATTGAGCAAATCAATATTATTTAATAATTTGCATAATTTTCTAATGTCATTTTCTGTTTTACCTTCAAGAAAACGATTATAACTATACCTAACAACATTAGAATATTGTTTAAGTATAGAAGTTAAATCTTCATTGGTTTTATATGGTAATTTAATTGTTTTCACTTTCCTGTTGCAATACTTTTTTTTAAAGCGTTTAATTCCTTTCTTCTGTTTGAATACATTTTCATTGAAAAATGATGTATGATTGAAATTAAATCTTGAGTTAATTCAGTTTGAAAATCTTCTTCCTTTGTTAGATTAACTACTTCTATTTCAGTTCCAAACATTTTGAATATGTATTCAAAATAATTATATCCAAACCTTGTTAATCTGTCTTTATATGAAATAAATACTTTATTTACTTTATTCTCAACGACCAATTTAATCATTTCGTTCAAATCTTTTCTTGATTCATTCATACCAGACGCAATATCTTTAAAGACATAATCGACCTTATATCCATTTGATATTGCATATTCCTTTAAAACCCGTTCTTGTTTGTCTAAATCATCTTTTTGTTTAATGTTTGAAACTCTACAATAGATTACGTTGAACCGACTTGTATCGGTTTCAATATTTTCTTCTAACCAATAGAAAAATATGTTGTTGACTTTTTTAAATTTTAATTGCCCTTTCTTGCGTCTTTCATATAATGCTTGATTTGATAAACCAAGTATCCTTTTAAATTCTTTAGATTTTAACCACATAAAATATATTTCCTTTTTATTATAATATATATATTAAAGAAAATTATTTTTTTTATGATTTTTATATTAAATTATTGTTGATTTTTAATATCATCTTTAATAGATGAAGATTTATTTGAAGATGCAATTATTGAAAATAAACAAGCACAAGAAACTGCAGAAATATATTCAAATATTTTATCTGGAATGATGGATGCATTTGCATCTATTATTTCTAATAATTTAAATTCAATAATGAAACAATTAACACTTATATCTATTTTATTAATGATACCTACATTAATTGCAAGTTATTATGGAATGAATGTACCCAATTTTCTTGAAAATTCAAAATTAGCATTTCTAGTAATAATTATAGGATCTTTAATCTTTGGCATAATAAGTATAATAATTATTAAAAGAAGAAAAGATTATTAAAATATAAATTTTTGTTAATACCAAGTTAATAAGAATAAATAAAATAAAAATGTCTAAAGTTATTTATTTATTATTATTATTTTTTATTACTTTTTTATCATGCGTTCAAACGCCAGAAAAAGAAATTAAAAAATCTTTTATTTCTAGAAGTATAATGAATAAAAAATTACATATTAAAGAAGTTAAAATATATGATACAATTTATTGTAATGATATTAAAAAAGAATTAACTTTACTGGAAAGAAAAATTCCTTATTTAAAAACATTATATAGAAAAATGTCTTCTAATAGAAATAGTATAATTAGACTTAATTATTCGCGGCCAAAATTGGATTCTATGATAAGAAAAGACTTAAAAATGTTAGAAGAAATGGATAGAGAAACACAAATATTAATTCGTAAACAATTTATAAGATATGATTTACTTCAACAAATAGATAATAACATATGCGGTTATTATGTAAAAATAATAACACAAAAAGATACATTTAAAGTAATTACTACTGCATTAACATTTAGAATAGTATGTCCTGTATTTGTATTTGAATAAAACAAAAATATAAAATTTTAAAACTTAATAATATTTTAATAATATAATTAAAAAATTAAAAAATTATGATGACACAAGAGATTGTAATTAGTCCTATTTATGATGAAAAAATAAATTCTCATATTTTAGATAGTGAAATATGGAAAGAAGCATATACATTAGATGACATGTCAGATGAAATTCGTAAGAAACATCCTGTATTATATGAATATTCTATAAAATTTGATGGTGTTATGCCCATACAAGTTACAAAGATTCGTAAAATTTAAATGTAATGATAATCTTTAAAAAAGAATATGGGTTTCCTTTAAATATTTCTGTAGAAACTAAGAAATATAAAAAGGATAATTCTGTAATATTTAAATCAAAAATTTGTTTAATAAAAGATGATAATACTAAAAAAGTTTTAACAGAATTTTTTCATTATAATTTAAAAGATAGAGTCTATTGGGTAAGAGGATTTTTTGCAGGATATACGACACAAAATATAAAAGATATCTCGCATAAAAGAATAATATTGGTTGGTTATGTAGCAGCAGGAAAAAGTTTTATACGTAATAAATTCAAGGATAAAGGTTTTAAAATAAGTATTTCTTATACTACTAGACCACCAAGAGAAGGTGAACTTGATAAAATAGATTATAATTTTATCAGTGAAGAGAAGTTTAAAGAAATGATTGAAAGGAATGAATTTTATGAATATGCTAAACACGGAGAATATTATTATGGAACAGGATTAAAAGAATGGGAAGAATGTGATATTTTTATTATGGAACCCGATGGCATAAAACAAATAAAACCTGAAGATAAAAAATATTGTGTAATAATTTTTGTTAATACTTTATTTTCTAAACGTGTTATTAGAATGATGAAAAGGGGCTGGAGTGATGAAGAAATTCTTAAAAGAATAAATATAGATTCTAAGAAATTTTCTGATTTTAATGATTTTGATTTTCAAATTAAGAGTGAGTAAAAATAAATATTTAAAAATTACTCTTAATTTTAATGAAAAAGAAAAAAGAAAAAAAATATATTAAAAATATTGAAATCTTAAAATCAGAAGAAATTTCAGTATTATGCAATAATTGTAAAGATGTTATAATATTTATAAATGGACAAGAAACAAAAACTTGTCCTTCTTGTGGTGCAATGGTTCAAAATACTAAAATTAAATAAAAATGGAGGTATGGTGTAATTGGAAGCATTATTGACTTCGGATCAATAGGTAAGGGTTCGAGTCCTTTTACCTCTACTAATAAATAATAGACATGAAAGAAATAAGAATACCTAATGAATTTTTTATTACAAAAGGATCGGGATGTAGTGAATTAGCCCTTCACCCCGGTTCATATCATATGGCATTATATGATGCCGGTATTTCTAATTATAATATTGTAACTTATAGTTCAGTTATACCTGCTACAGCAAAATTAGTTACATTAGATGAAATTGAAATGCCACCATTTGGTGCGGAATTACCTTCAATAATGGCCTGTGCAAATGGGTTTTATGGAGAACATATTTCCGCTGGAATAATATATTCTTGGTTATATGAAGATGAAGATTTTAATAAAAAAATAGGTGGTCTTGTTTGTGAATTAGCGGGATATTTTGAAATTGAAAAACTTGAAAAAAGACTTTATAGAATAATAGAAGATTTACATGAAAAAACATATAAACAATATTTTCTTGGAGAACCTAATATAATTACAGAATCTTTAACGATTGATAAAAGATATGGTACGGCTTTAGTTGCTATGTGTTTTGTAAATTTTTTGTAAAAAAAAATGTTAAAAAATTTTTTTATTTCAAAAATTTTTGTTATATTTACTTAAAGTATAAATATATAATATGATATGATTCTTCCTGTTTATACCTATGGTGAAAAGATTCTGGAAAAACCTTCAGAAATAGTTGATCTGAATGATCCGACTCTTCCAGAATTAATATCTAATATGTTTGATACTATGCGTAATGCTAATGGTATAGGATTAGCTGCTCCACAAATAGGTATAAATAAAAGAATTATTGTGGTTGAAACTAAATTTTTATCAAGTTCTAACGAAGAAATTTTATTTAAAGAGGTATTTATAAATCCAAAAATAATTAGTTATTCTGATTATAAAATAACAACAATTGAAGGATGTCTTAGTTTTCCGGAATTACAATTATCTATAAATAGACCGTTATTTATAGATGTGGAGTGGTATAATGAAAATAAAGTTTATCAGCGTAAATTATTATCAGAATTAGTAAGTATAATATTACAACATGAAATTGATCATTTAAATGGAGTATTATTTATTGATAAAATATCTCAAGAAGAAAAAAATAAATTTTTGCATGATCTTAAAAAAATAAAACAAAAAAAAGTTAAATCTAAGTATTTAATAATATAATCATGCTTAAAGATTATAAATATGATCCAAGATTAATTCTTATAGACACGCTACGAAAAAAATTGGAGCATGTTAAAAATAAGTATTTAAGCATAAATGATGATTTTGATAATATTATTAATAAATTAAATGAAATATTATCATTATATGAAAATAATCAATATTTATATGAAACAAATGATAATCCAATTGTGTATGATCATGAATTGGATGTTATTAATAAAAGTATAGAAAATATTAAAGAATTACTTGATGATATATTGGATGATATATTAAATCAAGAACCAGATGAAAAAAATAATGTTTAAATAAAAATAGGATTATATATTAATAAATTTAAACTCGGGGACACATTAATGTGTCCCCGAGTTGTTTATATATAAATTTAGTGTTTTTTATTAACATTTAATTTATATTTAAATTATTAACTGATAATATATTATAATCTCATATTTTTTTAAAATATATATTAAATAATGTTTAATGCACTAACTATGATTTTTTGTATTAATAATGTTTTATATATAAATAAAATAATTATGTAAATTTAAATTAAAAAAATAAAAAATATATGGAGAATAAAACGCTATTAATTCTCGAACGTTCTTCTCAAAATTTACAAAAAATTACCCGTAATGGTAAGATAATTTTGGAGGGAGTATTCGCGGAATTTGGTATTGAGAATAGAAATGGCAGAATTTATGAAGAAAAAGAATATCTTCCGCATTTGGAATATCTTAAAAAAGATATTGCTAATGGTAATCTTTTAGGAGAATTAGATCATCCTGAAAGATTTGAAGTTTCGTTAAGCAATGTTTCTCATAGAGTTACTGATTTATGGTATGATCCGGAAAAAAGACAAGTTTTAGGTCGTGTTGAAATATTAGAGGGTACACCAAAAGGACAAATTGCTAAAGCTTTACTTGAAGCCGGAGTTGCACTTTCAATATCTTCTAGAGCAGCGGGTACTGTAAATGAAGATAAAACTGTTTCAATTCAACAAATTTATACATATGATTTGGTAGCAAAACCCGGATTTGAATCTGCTCAATTACATAAAATTAATGAAAGTAATAATCCCTATAAAGAACAATTAAAAGAAATTGTTCAATCTCTTAATGAATCTTATAGTTTTCGTAAATCACATAGTTTAAGTAAAGAGTTTGGTATATTAAATGAAAATATTTCCATACTTGATTTAACAGATAAATATCCGCAGATTCAATTACGTGAAGAAGCAAAAAGAATAATTAAAAATAATGATAAAAAAATGGATGTTAAAGAAAATTTATCTACTGTAAATGAAGAAGCTATTCAAAAATGGACGGAGCTTTTTAAAACGGAACTTAGTAATATAAATGAACGCCTTGATGAAATAGAAAAAAGTAACAATACTGATGTTACTAGAGAAATTAATGCAATAAAAAGATACGTTGAAAAATTACGTAAAATTCAGGAAGATGCATTAAATTGGCAATCTGAGATTGCTAAGGCTGTTAATGAAGTTGCTAATTATGCAGATACATTGGCTAGAAGAAGTAATAAGCATTATGAATTAACTAATAAAATTGCAGAAACAGTTGATTATAATGCAAAAATTCTTAACAAAACACAGGATTGGACAAGTGAAATTGCTAAAGTTGTTAATGTAACTGCGAATGTTGTTGACCATAATGCAGAAATGCTTAATGGTATTAATGAGTGGAATACAAAAATAGCTAAAGCTGTTAATAAGCTTAATGAATGGGGTGAAGAAAAGGCAAAAGCAATTAATGCTTTACATGAATGGGGTGAAGAAAAGGCAAAAGCAATTAATGCTTTACATGATTGGGTAAGTAGTATTGCAAAGGCTACTAATGGTATGCACGAATGGACCTCATCGATTGCAAAAAATCTTAATTATTCTATTAATTGGGCAGAAGATATGTTTGGAAGAGCTATTTCCAAAGAAGAGGCTCGTAGAATTTTAGAATATGTTGAAACCGTTGCCGAATCAAATGAAAACCCAGAGCTTAAAGAAAAGATATATGAAATGCTTAGAACAAATTCAATTACAGCAAAACCTCTTAATGAAGCTAAGCTTAAAGGAATTGAAGTACTTGACACAGATAATTTGCCAAAGATGAAAGCAGGTAAAACAGATGATTTAAGTTCTGATAACAATGGAATTGAAATTGATTCAGATACAGGTGCAATATTATCTAAAATAAGAGATATTAAGATTAAGAGAGAAAAATTGCCATTGGGAAATGATAAACTTCAAATGGATCCTGAAAAGAAAGGTGGATCTTTTGGAAAACAAGAAGTTTATTATAATGGTCCTAAAGAGTTAAGAAGCGGTCTTTCTTCACATCAATCAATAAAGATTGATAAAATGAAAGATGAGGATGGGCCAACATCACAACATATAAAGAATCAAAGACTTAAATTGGATGTTAAAGGAGAATCGGATCTTAACGAAAAACTTTTAAATAGATTATCAGACATTAAAAATAGAAAAGCAGATCTTAATGAAAAGCTTGATAGAATCATTCGAAATTTAGAAAAAGAAAGAAGAGTAGATGAGGAAATCAAGAGTCAATATCCATTTACTGCTCTTTTAAGTGCAGAGGATAGAAAAAGATTTGCTGAATTAAGTGTTACCGATAAACAAAAGGTAGCCAAAGAGGTTTCTAAGGTTCCTACAACAGATTCTAACGTAATTAAACAATTGTGGGAAAATGCTTTGGCTCAAAATGTAAATAATGAGCCGTTATGGTTAAAACTTGCTCCTAAAGCTTATAAAGAGGCTTATAAAAGAGCAAGTGATGAACTCAAAGAAAGCATTAAAGCTAGAGCTGAGTTCTATACTTTAAATACACAATACCAGATTGAAAACTTCTGGGAAACTAGCGGCTTAATCAAAAAACCAGAAATGGTTTTGAATGAAGCCGTATATATTAAAAATCCAGAAGAAAATGAACAAAAATTAGATACTTTTGTTGCAAGTATCGGTGAATATATGAAAAACCGATATCTTTAAAAATATGCACTAAGTATCAATTTAATACAAATTATTAAAAATAAATAAAAATAAAATAAAAATAATTATTATATTATGAAACAATTATTGAATGAACAACAAATAGTTCAGAAATGGGCGCCAATGATAGAATCCGTGACTGGCATAAAAGATAAAGAAAAACTTTCATGGATTTCAAAATACGCTCATTATCATGCATTAAATGAAGCAGCAATGGGCGGAGTAACAACACCATATGTAACACTTTATAATGTTCCTGGTGTTGGTAATGTAGTTCCGGCTTCTGTAGCTGGTACAACCGGTGCTCAACAAGCTGCTCCTACAGCAAAAGGTTCGGGCGATAAATGGCCTGCTCTTCTTCCTATGGCACTTCAGGTTGCTGCAAGAACAGTCGGTTTTGACCTTGTTAATGTAGTTCCTATGCCAGGTCCAACAGGAGTAATTTCTTATTTGGACTATGTATATGCTGGTTCAAAACAGCCATTTGGAGCTCCTCCTGCCTATTCTCCTGCTACAGCTAATCCTGGAACAGTAGGATCAACCACAAGTAGTGCATTAAATACTGCTCCATATTCATTTAAGATTAATGTAGGTAGTACTTTTGGTGCTGTTCTTGATGCTTCAGGTGCAGGCACAACTGTTACATTCTACAAGGATGGATCAGATGGTACTACATACATGACTGCTACATACATTGGAAAATCAAGAATTGATGGATTTGCAATGTTTAAAGTTGGTACATTTACTGTTAGTGGTAGTACATCAACAACTGCAAATCTTGCTGATATTTTTGACGGATCTGGTTATGTAGTAGTTCAGGGCGGAGCATATGGTGCTTCAGTTACTACTTATCCTTCGTTGATTTCTACTCTTGAAGATCAAGTACAGGGATTTGCTGGTGCAGGTGAAAATGATGCAGATAACTGGGAAGGAACATTTGTATCAGGTACAACACTTTATGAACCAATGGAAAGAGGTGTCGGTGAAATGACATATCCAAGAGCACTTGGATTACAAGTATTCACAAGATTTGTTGCTGTTGGTACATATCAAGTATCTGTATCTGTTACACTTGAACAAATTCAAGACCTTAACAAACAGTGGGGTATTGATGTTATTGCAATGGTTGAAAATGCCGGAATTAACGAACTCAGCCAGAGCATGAACAAACACATCCTTTCAAGGTTATTTGCACATGGTTGGAGAAACCATATTGAAGCTAATGCAGTTGAAGGAATTAACCTCAATCTTAACTGCACATCAACTGGTAATGTTACTTCTGCCGCATATGCATATATTGCATCAGATGGCACAGTAACCAATCAGTCAATGACAATTCCTGGTGTAAAAGCTTACACATCAGTAACTGGTTCAACATTTGAGAACCAAGATACTATTATTAAGAGAGTAATGGCTAACATTTTAGCTGCAGGAAATGTTATTATGAATAGAGGTAGAAGAGGTCCCGCTAACTTTATAGTTACAAATGCTAAGTTAGCTACAGCTCTTCAGGCAAATGCTCAATATGCATTCTCACCTGTTACTAATACATTTACTCAGTCAAATGGTTCATTGTATCCTCTTGGTACAATTGCTGGAATGACACTTTATGTTGATCCTAACATGCGTTGGGATGATACAAGAGTACTTGTAGGACGTAAAGGCGCTGTTGATGAGCCGGGTGTATTCTTCTGCCCATACCTTATGGCTGAAAGTGTTAAGCTTATTACTGAAGGTACAGGTGCTCCAAAAGTTATTATTAAATCAAGATATGCTCTTATTGATGCTGGATTCCATCCACAGACACAGTATATCACATTAGTATTTAATACTAACGCAGGAGCTTTAGTATAATCTTAATGATTATATATAATAAAGGGGAAGTTAACTTCCCCTTTATTATTTTATAAATTTAAGAATATTTAATTTCGGATTTAGATTTATTTAATGCATTTTCAATAACTTGATGCATATCATAATAACAATAATTTGCTAAACGACCACCAAATATGTATTTTGAATTATCAATTAAAGATTTATATTTTTGATATAATTCATTATTTTCATCATTATTTATTGGATAAAATCTTTCTTCATTTTTATCCCATTTTTGTGGATATTCTTCCGTAATTATTGTAAAATCTGTTTCATTTAATAAATTATTAAAATGTTTATGTTCAACTATTCTTGTAAATGGTATTTCATAATCTGTATAATTAATTGTTACACAACCTTGATAATATTCTTGTTTAAGAATTTTATGTTCAAATTTTAAACTTCTCCATTTTAAAGGCCCATATATATAATCAAAAAATTCATCAATAGCTCCAGTATATATTATTTTTTTAGCCTTTAATTCAAAATAATTTTTATTTTCTAAAAAATCTGTATTAAGTATTACGGGAATATTTTTTAAAAGATTTTCAAAAATTTTGGTATAACCATTTTCTGGTATACCCTGAAATTTATCAAAATGATAATTATCATCAAATGTTAAACGAATTGGGATTCTTTTTATTATTGAAACGGGAAGATTTTTTGGTTCAATACCCCATTGTTTTTTTGTATATCCATAAAAAAATTTATAATAAATTTCTTCTCCCGTTTTAGATAATATCCACTCTTCAAAATTTTTAGGATTATTGTTTTTAATACGAACAGATTCTAATTTAATTCTTGCTTCATTTGGTGTCTTTACATTCCATAATTGATATAAAGTAAAAAGATTTATTGGAAAAGAATATATATCATTTTTATATATAGCTTTAACAATATAACGATAATTATTTATTGTTGAATACTTATTTAAATAATTCCATATTTCAATATTATTTGTATGAAATATGTGTGGGCCATACATATGTACATTTATTCCTTTTATATTATCGGTAAAGCAATTTCCACCAATATGATTACGTTTTTCAATTACTAAACATTTTGCCCCGGCGTCTGTCATTTCACGAGCAAAAACAGAACCAAATAAACCTGCTCCCACTATCAAATAATCATATTCCATAAAATTCAAAATATGCTTTTTTTGCTATTTTAGTTACTATAGGATATTCTGTATCACATAAAGGAATATTTATTTCTGGATCATATACGGGGTTTCTATAATGCAAAAAAGCTAATTCATTAATAGGTATTGTATATGTTTTATCTTCTGGAACTCCACCATTATGAATATAAGATCCTATTTCTAAATTATAATAATTAAAATTGTTACATAAGCTTCTAAGACTTAAATTTTGAAATGATTTTTTAGTTGTTGCTCGTGTACTTTTAAATTTACTTTTTTCTGACATAGCTTTTGTAGTTTGTAAAGTAACCCAAGAATTTAATGTAAATTTAGTAGAATCAACCTCAAGTGAATGTAAACTTAATACCGGCCAATCTTTTATATTTTTTAAAATAGTTTCTATAACATCATAATTTGAATTTGAAAAAATAAATTCATCGACATCAAAATATCCTATAATAATATTTTCTCCGTATTTATTTAAACAAAAATTATGAATTTTTTTAAAGTTTGTTATTATATTATGTGCCAATAAAACACTACCTTTATATATTTCTGTCATTTCACTATTTTTAAAATAAAGAAGTTCGGGACAATCAGAATTTAATATATCTACATTTACATCATGAATTGATTTAATTAATTCTATACTTTTATCTGTACTATAATCATTTACTAAACAAAAATCTTTTATTCCTAATGATTTATGATACAGTATCCATTCCTGAATACGTTTTTCCTCGTTTTTAAATTGATTTGCTAATATTATTTTCATAATCCTTATATTTCTATTGGTTGTCCAACAAACATACCATCCGGATTTTCAATAGGAAATAATCGTTCTCTTCCAGTAAATCGTAATTCTGGAAGATCTTTAATATGAGCCATATGAGAATTTATTATCCTTGGCCATATATATTTCCATAAGAATGGTTGATCGGTATTAAAATATTTTCCTCTCGATTTATATAATTCATAAAAAGTTAAATTTGATAGATATTTTTTTAATTCAATATCATAAACAGGCGCTATTTTTTTTATAAATTCCGAGGTAGCACCCCACATTCCACCACATATAAATGCTCGATGTTCTTTATTGTCTCTCATTATATGAAATTCTAAATTACTTTCTTCCCACTCTTTTACTGCAGTGGCTTCTCTAATATTTAATCTTGAATCTGTGTCTCTTACAATAAATCTTTCTATTGTTAAATCTTTTAATGGTTCAAATCTCCAAAATAATCCATAATTTCCATCAGAACGAGGCATGTAAACTATTTCAGAATTTAATTCTAATAAAGAATTTATAACATCTTTAGGAACAGTATCATCTACATAAAATCTACAAGTCCATTCTGGATAAATGGTTTTTTGTAATTTTGCATTTTCTATAGCAGCTACTGTATATTTAGGATTTGAACCCCATATTGAAAAAGATATTATTTTTTTATTCATTTTCTAAAAAATTAATAATTGTTTTTGAAATATATTTTATTTCATTTTTTGTCAATTCACAATATGATGGTAATATTATTACAGATTCATATAATTCTTTTGAAATGGGAAAATTATCTCCAAAATGTGAAAAATGACTATGATAATTTATAGGTGGAAACATTGGTCGAGTTTCAATATCATTATATGAAAGATATGATATAAATTTATCTTTTTTGGTATTAATATTTTTAATTCTTATTCCAAACATCCAATTTGAAGGTTCTGTATTATCTTCTATTTTTTGAAATTCAATTAAAGGATGATTAAGTTCTTTTTTATAAGTTTCAAAAACTTCATTTTTTCTTTCTTTTATTTCATTTAATAATAAAAGTTGGCCATAGAGTAAAGCTGCTTGCACATTTGTCATTCTATAATTATATCCTATTCCATCAAATATAAACTTTTTGTGCGTAAATCCATGTGATCGTACTTTATTTATTTTTTCATATATCTCTTCATCGTTTGTAAAAAATGCTCCACCTTCACCAGATGTTATATTTTTATTTCCAAAAAATGATACTGAATATGCTATTGAAGCGTTACCAGAAAATATATCTTCATATTTTCCCAAAAAACCTTCACAATTATCTTCAATAAATATAGTATTTGGGAATAATCGTTTTAATTCAGGAACATTAATTATACTATTGATATTATGAACTATCAAAATTGCGGTATTTTCTTTTTCATATAATTGTGATTTATCAATATTCCATGTATTTATATCAGCATCAATCGGTATTAAATTATACATAGGATTAATTATAAACATATTCCATGAAGCTATATATGAATTTGCCGGAACAAATAAATTTTGTATATGAGGATATTTAAATTTTAATGCATGAGCCACAAGATGTGTTGCAGACGTACCGTTATTAGTTAAAATAACATATTTTGTTTTCGTGATATTTTTTAATTTTTCTTCTACCAATGACAAATAATTTCCATGACTTGATATCCATGTAGAATCTATAGCTTCATGAGCATATCTTAAGCTTTCTTTTGTAAAATAAGGTTTATAAACTGGTATCATGATTTAATTTATTTATGTTTTCCTCTAATTCGTTTTTAAAATCTAAAAAATTTGTAAATAATTTAATATGTGAATTTTCTTTTAATTTTTCAAGTGTTATATCAAATTCTCTTTGTGTAAAGGAAATAGTTTTTGGCGCAACTGCACACGATAAACAAAAGTTTCCACCTTCTCCTATACAAATACTTAATAATGATTTATTCATAATTGTACAGTCTCTTTTTATAAGATCTAAATTTGGATTGTTAGCCATTTCTTTAACTGTTAAATCTATAAAATTTCTGTTTATATATTTTTTTATATCATCATATATACTAAAAATATGATCTTTATGAATCTTATATTCATAATTATCATCAATTGTTTGTTCTCCTATTATGATAAGAGAATATTTTTCGGGAATTTTATTTATTATATTAAAAAAATCTTTATAAATATCATTATAATATTTACGATATACCCATCTAACTTTAGTAGATAATACTATATAATTTTTATATTCAAATAAATAAGATGGATCTATTAAATATTTTGTTAAATTAAAATTTTTTAAATGTACATTTTTTTCTAATGATTTAATAATATCATAATGATCACCTATTATCCATAAACAATCATTTTTAGAAGAATATACTATTTCATAAGGTTTTTCATTAAATAATAAATTTATAAAATTTTTTATAAAATCATAAAATTCTTTTTTATCATTTCTACATATCTTTATAAGGTTTAAATTTGGTTCAATATAAATAGTATCATAATCTTTTTTTAATTGATCTAAAATATATTTTATTATAATAATACTTCCTATTCCTAAATTTATTTTAAATCCTATTTTTTTCATAATGATAAAATATAGTTTTTAAATTTTTCCCTTTCATTAATAGAATATATTTTATATTTTTTATTTAATGCTATCATAAGATTATTTTGAATAAAATGTGGTGTTGTTACTAAATTTATTGTCTGTTGAGAAGAAAATATACTCATCCATATATTTCCACCATTGCCAAATCCAATTGTTGCTAAAGATTTTGATAATATTGTACAATCTCTTTTGAATATTTCAATATCAGGATTAAATAATAATTCATCTGTTGTTAAATCTATATAATCAATATTATTTTTTATATCATCATATATAGTATAAATAGTATTTATATTATATGGATTTTTATATTCAAATTCATCTATTATTCTTTCTCCTAATAAAACAATTGGATATTTTTTAGATATTTTTTGTATAGTTTTAATAAAATCATTTTTTATTTCATTAAAATTTTTTTTATTAAATCCTCGTATTTTTGAAGTTATTACTATATAATTATTATTAATAATATTTTGAGATAAAATACTATATAATGAATTATCATCAATAAAAAAGAAATTATTTAAATAAAAATCTTTTTTTAAATATAAAATTTCTTTATTAATATCTATTTTAAAACGATCTTTTAATATTTTTATTAATTCGATAGCAGTTCCTCTAATTATAAAAGTTTTAACATTCTTTATTGTATTTTCATTAATAATTTTTTCTTTTTCTTTTTCTTCTACAATTTTTATATTTTTTATATTATATGTTGTATATAAAATCGTTTTTATAAAATCATAAAATTTTTGACTATTATTTTTAAGAGACATTATATCCCATGAAGGTATAATATAAATATTTCTAAAAACATCAGAGAAATACTCCAGTAAATATCTAAAAATTAAAATATCTCCTAATCCTATATGACTTTGAATTATCAAATCATCTTTCATATTTAATAAGTTTTATGCTTTCTTTGAATATTTGCACCATCATCCAGATCTTTTCCATTTACAGCATCTTTTAATAAAGATACTATTTTTTCATCAATTTCATCTATCAGTTTATTTCTTTGAAGATTTAAATCAATTGTTTTTTGAAATGTTTCCCAAAGTTCTTTAATATTTTCTTCAGAATTAAAATATCTTTCTTTAAATTCTTTAAATGACATTTTTCTTATTTTGTAGAATAATTCTTGATTATTCCACATTTTCATATCTATCGTAAAAAGCTTATCTATTAAACTACCAATTGTATCTGCCATATTTTTATTTATTTAATGATGAATATTTATATTCTCCGGATAATATATTTTTATTTCTTTTTGCTATTATTCTTCCTTCTATATTTCCTACAATTATTGTTCCTGAAGGAATAGTAGTATTATCTTTTATAATTGAATTTGGTTCTACTATAACGCCTGAGCCAAATGTACAATTATTTCCTACGATTACACTACCAGATAAATGACACCCGGGCCCAAAAAGATTACTATCTCCTATTTTACAATGATGGTTTACTGTTGTACCAGCACTTATTATGTTATTATTTCCTATTTCAGTAAAATAATCAAAAAATACTTCAGGAAATATAATATTTCCTTTTCCCATTTTTTGTGGTGAATATTTTGATCTATTTATATTTAAAAAATTACAGTTTTTATATTTTTCCCAAACCTGACGTCTTAATTTCATATCTCCTGTAGCTATAATAAGATATTCGTTTTTATATTCAAATTCTTCTTCATATAAATAATTTTTTAAAGAAGAAAATTCAATATTTTCTATAATAAATTTTTCTATTACTTCTTTCATTTTTCCTTTTGTAAGAATAATTATATCTTTCATAATTTTAATATTTTTCTTTTTCTTCTATTATAACTATTATTTTTTCAAAAGATAATAATGCTTGTTCATATGTTTTTCTTCCTTCACATATATACCATGGGATATTTATTGCATTTAATAAATCTGTTAAATCTTGTGAATGAGAAGGACCATATTCCTTTATTCCTTTCATTGTTCTGATAATCATTTTAAAGGGAATATTATGTAATTCATCTAATTTTTTTCCTATATTAAATAATTGATCTGTACATAATGTAATAAAATCAAAAAACATTATTTCTACAATTGGGATTTTTCCACCGATAGCTAAACCTAATGACATTCCTATCATACCAGCTTCAGAAATTGGAGTATCAATTACCTGATCAGGATATAATAAACTTAATCCTCTTGTGACTTTAGAAACACCGCCATAAGGATCTCTTATAGATTGTCCAATTAATATGTATCTATTATCTTGAAGTAACTCTTTAAAAAAATTATTTAATTCTGCTCTCATATTTTATTTTAAATTTTTCCATTAATTCTTCTTTAGGTCTATATCTTTGAGTATCAGAACACGAATGACCACACAATCTTTTACATTTAATATAAATTATACCCGGTCCATTATATTTTTTCCAATGTTTTTTTGCTTTTTTAAAAACACTATTAAAATTCCACCCATCTTTAATATATGTAAATGGTAAATTAAAATATTTTGCTAAATATTTAATATTTGGTGAAAATTTTGTTTTACTCATTGAATATTCGTTATCAATGATAATAAAAGTGGTTCTTGGTTTAAATAAAGATGCTAATTGTAATGATTCATATAAAATCCCTTGTCCCAATGTACCATCTCCAATAAAACATAAAACTTTTTTATTTTCAGGAACTGTCATACCATATCCTACAGCTACCGCGGTTAAACCGCCCTGTATTCCAGTAGTTAATATTTTATTAGGAATATATAAATGTTGGCCTTTATATTCTTTTATTTCTTTTAATAAATTATCCTCTGTTGCAAAATATAAATATTGTCCAAAGGATCTATGATTTCCAAAAATAAAAAAATTGTATCCTAAATCTTCACACGCTTTGATAATTCCAAGATCTGCTGCCTCTTGTCCACAACTAAGATGAATAGATCCTTTTAGAATTTTATCATCATACATTTTTTGTATTTTATGTTGAATATTTTTTATTTCTTCTAATTTATTCATATTTTTGATTTTATTTTATTTACCCAATACTTATATGTTAAAAATTCAAAGTCTACGTAAGGTTTATCAACATATATTTCTTTATTTAGTATATCTTCAAATTTTTCAAAAAATATTACTACATCATTATCACTAAACATATCAACAACATTATCCGTTTTATATATTATAGGTATAGTATATAAAGCTAAACTTAACCAGCATGTGGGATTTGGATCCAATCCATTTCCATATGGAACTATAGCATATTTGTATTTTGATAATGTAAGTAAAAATTCTTCAAATGTTAATTTTTGATAAAAATCAAATGTTTTTGGGTGTGAAAGTATTATATCTAAAATTTTTGGTCTTATAGCATGTTCATTACCAACAATATTATAATTTTTATTTGCAAAACAACAAAATATTTTATTTGTTATTTTATTTTCAATTTTTATTGAATTTCTAATATTTAATATTATATTTTCTACTAATTCTTTTCTAACATTTGGAAAATATTTTGATCCAAGACCCACCGGTAATGAATATGTTTTAGATGTCTTATTTTTCATATTATTCATATACCAGTATTTTACTCGTTTATCATTAATAAGAATATTATATTCCCTTTTAAAATTAATTTCTGGCGAAAAATCACTATAACCTGTAATTAAAATAAATTCATTATCAATTTGTGGTAATATATAATTTATAAAACGCGGTAAAAGATCGGTTTTTAAACATATTGTTTTTGGTTCTTTTATATTATTAGTATAAATTTTATTATAAGTAAACTGCCAATCAAAAAAAGATGAAAAGAAATCTGGTATGTCATTTAACATACTTACTCCATCTTGTCCTAAAAATATTTCTTCTTTATAATTAAAGATATTTTTTATATTTCTGTTATCAACGATTAATAAAAAAGGCTTCATCTTATTTTTTTAATTCATTTAACATCATTATTTTAACTAATTCTTTAAATTTTGTTTTAGGCACCCAATTTAATTTTTGTTTAGCTTTAGAGATGTCTGCTACTAATATATTAACTTCTGCCGGTCGATAATACCTTTCATCAATTCCAATAACCAATTTATTTTTTAATGTATCCCATAGTATTTCTCTTCCCTTATCATCTTTTCTCCACTCAAAATTTTTATAATTATCTAAATATAATAAACATTCATCTATAAATTCTTTTATTGTATGTGTTTCTCCCGTTCCTATTACAAAATCTTCTGGTTCATTTAGTTGTAACATCTTCCACATACATTCAACATATTCTGGTGCATATCCCCAATCTCTTTTTGCATAAATATTTCCTAAATAAAAAGGTTGTTCGGTTTTTATATACTTAATTAATCCTTCTGTAATTTTTTTGGTTACAAATGTACTTCCTCTTCTTTCACTCTCGTGATTAAAAAGAATTCCATTTACTGCAAATAAATTATATGCTTCTCTATAAACCTTTGTAATATAAAATGCATAAAGTTTTGATACACCATACGGACTTCTTGGATTAAATGGGGTTTTTTCATTTTGTGGAATTTCTAATGCTTCACCAAATAATTCTGATGTTGCTGCATTATAAAATTTTGCATATGGTGTATGTTTTCTCATTGCTTCTAACATATTAAGCGTACCAAAGGCATCAACCTGACATGTATATCCAGGAACTTCAAATGAAACTTTTACATGAGATTGCGCACCTAAATGATATATTTCATCCGGTTTAATTTTTTGTATTATTTGATCAATTGACAATGTATCTGTTACATCACCATAATATAAATATAAGTTATTGTCCGGTGTATGAGGATCTTTATAAATATTATCTAATCTTGCAGTATTAAATGATGAAGAACGACGAATTATTCCATGAACCTCATAATTTTTCTTAAGAAGAAATTCTGCAAGATAACTTCCATCTTGTCCTGTAATACCTGTAATAAGAGCCCTTTTCATAATATTTTATTTAAGTATTATCCATGGACTTTTAATTAATCCTCTTGTATTTTTTCCTATGTCTGTTCTGGCATATTCGTGTAAAAACATTTTATCCTTTTTTATTCCTATACATTCTATTAAACAAAAAAAGGAACTATTTATACAATGTATTTCTGTCGCATTTTCAATTGTATATAAATAATCAAAAATTAATAATTCTTTATTATCGGGTTTAATAATTTTCATATTGGGTAAATTTTTAGTAATTTTTCTGTCTAAATCATCATGAACAAATGCATAAATATCTCCTTCTTTAAGATTTAATTTTTTAAATACTTCTTTTTCTTTTTCTATATCTCGTTGTACAAAAAATTCTTTCCATTTATTTTCTATAGGAACATTAGCCAATGAATAAAAAATTTCATCTAATTGTAATGTATTATTTGGTGAATTAAAAATTTCCCAAAATTTTTCATGCCCCGCAATAATATAATTATTAGAAGGATTTAATTTTATAAAACTTCTAACTTCAATATCATTCATTAATATTAATTTAAGATTGTGAAGATCTTTATACATAAATGATACATTTTTAAAATTATGTGGTTTACAGAAAAGAAATGTTTTATCATATTTTTTTGTAATTGTACGCACCATTCCATTTGCTGTAATATGATCCCCTAATCCTAAATGATGATATATATAAACAATATTATTCATTTATTAAAATATTTTATTTTTAAAATATTTAATACTTGGATGTACTTTCCCAGGATCTTTTATTTCCCATATATATGAATATTCTACATTTGGATATGCTAAAAATGGAAAAAATATATAAGATTTAATAATTTTATTTTTATAAAGTTTTTCAATTGTATCATCTACAGGTAATTCAAATGTAGAAAGTGCTTTTATAAAAATATCATATATTGTATTTCTTAATACATAACAATATGAGCCCGAAACTTTATATGTTACTGGTACAACACTCGGTTGAAATATAGGAGGAGAAGCAAAATATATAAATCCGCCTAAAAATATATGCTGCCAATCGGAAGGAATAATTTTAAAAATAAAATTAAAGCCTTTTTTAAAATCTTCGGATAAAATAACATCATCATCCATTATTGTAACATATTCCCATTTATTTTTCTTTGCCAAATTAATGGCATTAATTGTTGACATTATACATCCTATTTCACCGGGTTTAAATTTTTCACCATGTCTCCAACCGCCAGGATTATTAATATACTTATTTTTTTCTTCTTCAGAAAGAGTTTTGCCATCAACCGCATCAAGAATAGTTGCTTCAATATCCAATGTTTTTAATTGAGATATAATTTTTTCTCTTCTTTCCTTGGCTCTTTCAAGACTTATAATAATTATATTCATATTTAAATTATTGTTCATCTTATTTTTTAATTTTTTCAATTAACCAAGTTTCAAATCCTTCAATATTTTCTATATGCATTTTCTTTTGTTCTTCTGTAAATACCGGTTGATTATACATATCTTCAAACATTTTTGGATCATTATCTAATTTTTTTACAATATCTAATGTATTAACTCCCAATTTCATAGAATTTATAAATGCCTTTTCATTCCAATCTTTATGTATTTTTGGATCTCCCCAATAAATTGGAATACTCCCTCCTAAAAAACCATCCATTAATTTTTCAGTACAATAACCTGGATAGGAATTATTTTCAAAAGTAATGGCAAATTTATGCGTATGTTTTAGAAAAAATTGATATTTAGCATTTCTCCAATATTTTCCCTTTGAAAAATTAAGCAATTCAATATCTGTAGTTCTATATTTTCCGTATGAATGTACTTTTTTATAAGAATTTAATTGTTCAAAAAAAGAATTTCTAAAAAAATTATTAGGGTTTGATACCGTAAAAGATGCAAATCTTTCAAATGTTTTTACATTATTACTTCTATTAAAAAGAACATCTTTTAATTCTGGCTGTAATATTAAAAAAATTTGCCATAAAGGAAGTCTGTAATTTGTTTCACTATGTGAATCAAAAGAAATTGAATACATATGATGAAAATTATATGGTCTATAATTCTCGGCTATTATTAAGAACTTTTTACAATTATTATAATTTGATGCAGTTAATGGTTTTCCAAATACTGAATGAAATACAACATCCGGTTTAATAGTTGTTTCTTCTACATCAAAATATTTTTTTAAAATAGGAAGAAATATATTTTCATCCTTTATTTCTGGCCAAAAATCAACAAATGCTACTCTTAATTTTTCCATAATTATTTCCAATAACTATATAAATTTTTTTCTATTTCATAATTCATATATTTAATATCTCTATCTGGTTGATCTTTTGCCCAAATAAACATTTTTTCTATGAGTTCCGATATATCAGTATTATCTTTAAATCCCATCATCCTTTTTGCTTTTTCATGGCTTGAATATGCAAATTTTACTTCATGTCTAGCCTCAACGTGTTTTATTTGGCAATCATACCCATACTTATTAACTATATTTTTAAATATATTAGCAACTTCATTGAGTGAATATTCTTTATCAGATCCTATGTTAAATATTTCTCCATTAAATTCATATATAAGTTTTTCAAATGGCTCCATACAATATTTTATATCCGAAAATGCTCTTTTTTGTTCTCCGTCACCATAAATTAAAATTGGTTTTTTATGAAGAACATTATAAATCCATATACCTATTACATTTCTATATTTGTCCCAAATATTTTGATATATTCCTAAAACATTATGAGGTCTTATTATTGAATAATTTAAACCAAATTGTTCATATGCACATCTTATATCTTGTTCAATTGTATATTTTGCAATACCGTATGGATCTATTGGTTTTGGTATTTGATCTTCTGTAAATGGAATCTTTCCGTTTCCATAAATTGACATTGATGAAGTAAAAATAATTTTTTTAACATCATATTTAATACAATTATTTATTACATTTGCCGAGCCAAGAACATTATTTTTATAATTATAAATTCGTATAAATGGAGAAAGACCTTCAGCGGCATATGCAGCAAAATGAAAAACAATATCAGGTTTATAATATTCAAAGATATTGGATATATTTTCATTTATGCTTATTTCATGAAATTGCCTTTTATCCTTTAATCTTTCATCTATATAATCTTTATAACCACCAGAAAGATCATCTATTCCTATAACATCATAACCTTTATCTAATAAATAACGCGAAAAATTAGAACCCAATAATCCTGCTACTCCAGTTATTAATACTTTCATATTTAATAGATTTATTTTTTAATTATATTTATGCGAGATGAATAAGATTTTCGTTTTATACCCCAAAAATATAAATCTCCTATATCTTTTCTTGTTTGAAATTCATATTCTTCAAATATACTATCAATATCTATTGCTGCTCTAATATCTTTTTCTTCAAGATTTTTATAATAATTTGCCCATTCTGGAAATAATATAGTTAATGATACCTTTTCATCGCCAGTTGTTCGTAAAGTCCCGTGTTCTGGTCGTCCGGTTGTAGCACACGTAAATAAAAATAATCCGCCAGATTTTAATAAGCGACATATATTTTGAAGACTTTTTTCATAATACATATCATGTTCAAATGTCTCGGCTGAAATTATAGTATCAAAATATTCATCTGGATAATCAAATTCATGTATTTTTGAAACAATATGTACATTTCTTCCGGGCGCAATATCTATTCCAATATACTCAGAATTTTTAAAAAGATGATCAGGTTTTCCGTTATAATCGTATGAACCACAATCTAAAACTTTTACATTTTCAAAATATTGCGGGAAACGTTGTTTAACATACATTAAAAATAAATGTTGTTCAACATGAGCCATATTATTTAATTTTCCAATTTAATTTAAATGTTAATTGTGCAATTTCTTTTTCTCTATTATAATCTTTACCATCAAAATCGTTTGTATAACGATAATAATTTAAATTATTATGTTTAAGTTCTATTGTATCTATTAAACAAAGAAAAGAACTATTCATTACATGTATTTCTTTTGCTCGTTCAATAGTATATAAAAAATCAAAGAAATTTAAATTAAGATGATAAAAATTTACGGGATTTACCCACCTGATATTTCTTGGGATATATTTTTTATCAATATACATATTTCTTGTAGGATCTTCATGAATAAAAATATATTCTTCATTATCCTTTAATCCTATTATATCATAATAAATTTCCTTTTCTCGTTTAAGATCTCTTTTTATATAAAAATTATCCCATTTTAAACGTAATGGCATCTTTAATTGACCATAATAAATTCTATCCCAATGAATGTCAGGATATCGTTTTTCTATTTCATTAAAATAATACATTCCAAAAAATAATGTGTTACGGGGTATTTGTATTTCTCCTCTTTCATCGGGATTTTCAATTCTTAATATTACATTAGGTGTTGTTTCATATAATCTTTGTAATTCCTTTTGATAAAAGGGTGAAATAAAATAATTTATTGTTTTATGTCGTTTAGCCAATTCTTTTATTGCGCCAGAAACTACTATATAATCACCTATTCCAGTGGGAGTAATTACAGAAATATTATCATCATAATAAATTTCATCATAATTATAAAGTTTTCCATAAGTATTTTTTATATGTTCTTTTATTTCATAATCTTCTTTTTCATCAATAAATTTTTCTGTATTTATATTATAATTATTACTACGATAATTTACATATATCATTGGTTCCTTTGTCATTTTTTCTTCCGCCTCATCACTTCTATTTAATATTTCTATCCAATTTGTTCTAAAAACAGGATGATAAAATGCTATGTTTTTTCTGGCGTAATAGTGAAAATATAATTTTCCGGGATGTTCTTTAAACATTAAATCTACAAATATCGGTACGCAACTTGAAAAAGAATGAATTTCGGCAGCTCTTTCCAGTGTATATGTTAAATCTAATAAATTTACATCATATTCATGTAATTTAAACATCTCTATCCAACGTATATTATGATTTAAATAATTTCTATCCAAGTAATATCCTTTTTCATAAAATTCATATCCCCTGCTTGGATCTTCGTGTAAAAATAAAAATTCTTCTTTATCTTTTAATCCTAATATATCATAATAGATTTCTTTTTCTCGTTTAAGATCTCTTTTTATATAAAAATTATCCCATTTTAAATGAAAAGGAACCTTAGTAGTATTATAGATATAGTAATCATAATACCAATTCAATTTATCTTTTTTTATTTCTTCAGAAAGAGGCAAATAAATATTTTTAAGCCATGGACTTAGAGTTTGATGCCATATATCTCCCACACCAAGAGCCCAATCTACATCCGGCCACCCTTTTATTGGTTCTCTAATAACTTCTACTTCTGGAATTGTTTCATATAATCTTTTAATGCTATTAAATACTAAATCAGTTCTTTCATGTGATACGTAATGTATTTTCCCGAATCTTTTAGCAAACTCTTTATAAATTGAATAAAATAATAACGCATCTCCAAAGCCTTGATACGTATATACTCTAAATGCCATAATTAAAAAGTTTTTGGTGTACAGATTATATATCCTTCATCATTATATGAACGCACAATAAAATGTGTTTTATCTAACATATCAAAAACAAATTTAATACCATCAGGATAAAAATTTATTATTTCTAACCATTCTCCCCTTTCAAATGGTCCTCTTTCATATATTCGTAAATCATCTATGATAAATACATCTTTACTAAAATCTTTATTATTAGTTATAGTATATAATTCTTTTTCTAATGGTATTAAAATATCCTTATTTTTATTATAGTTAATTTCTATAGAATTATCAAATTCTTTATGTATTTGGGGCAAATGTGCATCTAACCAAAATAATGTTATTCCAACATTATATGATGTTAAAATTTTTTTTAAACCATTTATAGAATTATCGTTTAATAATATTACCCGATCTTCATTTTTAAATATTTCAACACATTCTTGATATATTGATGTAATTAACTCAATTGAAAATATTTTTTCAAAACCAAAATTTAAAGCATACTTTATAGCATCACCTTTATAAGTTCCGGTTTCTATAAATGTTTTAATATTATACTTATCAATATAATATTTTAGATCAAATTTTTTTAATTCGCCCATATTATTCTAATGGCTTTTCACCAACAACCATAAATGAATCATTTAAATCTCTTTCACTATAAAATATATTTTTATATCCTTTATCTTTCATATAATCAACAATTATTTGAGGATTTAAGCAATGATAATGTTTTTTGTTATTCCATGGGCGCCAATATTCCTGATTATAATGAGGAAGATATAAGAAAAGGATTCCTCCGGGACGTAATACATCATACCAATAATCCATAGCATCTACCCAATTAGGTATATGTTCTAAACAATGACTTGAAAATATATAATCTACATTTTTTTGTGGAAGATTAAATGCATTATATCTATTATCTATAATTGGATCGATTGGAATTGAACCCGGAAATGCCCATTCTTCTTTTCCGCAACCGATATCATAACCAGTACCCTGACAAAAATATAATGCAAAAGGTATAGCAAATTGTGCGGCATTTCCTATGCTTTGAAATCTTGGATATATTTTTCCTTTAAATTCGATTGTTTTTTGTGAAGTATATATTTTATTTATGATATATCTTGTTGCATATCCCGGAATTTTATCATAAAATATTATTTCTTTTGCCCATTCTTTACCAATTATTTTTTTATTCATATAATCTGTCCCAACAACAAATATATCGGGACTATATTCTTTTATTACATTATTTAATTCTTCTTCTGTATTAAATATTATTACTTTATCTACAAATTTTAAATTTTCAAGAAAATATTTTCTATCTTCCTGGGAATTTATTGGTCTTGTTTCTCCTTTTAATTGACGAACTCTTTCATCAGAGTCAATACCCACCAAGAGAAAATCACCTTGTGATTTAGCAAAATCTAAAAGAGAAAGATGCCCTCGGTGAAGAATATCAAATACTCCATTTACCCATACTTTTTTCATAATAATTATTTTTATTTTTTATAGTAATTTTTCATCTGGATAAGCTACTCCTCTTTTTGAAACAACTTGAGCAGAACATATATTTGCAAATTTAATAGCTTCTTCAATATTATTATAAAGTAAATAATGTGATGCTAAAGAAGCTAAAAATGTATCTCCCGCCCCAACAACATCTCTCACAAAAGTGTGTTTAACGGGTTCATATATTTTATCATTATAAACCGCTCCGTTTTTTCCGTGTGTTATAATTAATTTTTCTTTTAATTCTTTAATATACTTAAAATTATTTAATGGATTATTATATTCACTTTCATTTATTTTAATAAATGTAGCATTATTTATCCATTTATCAATAGGTTTTTTTGTATCAATAAAACTTAATTTACTTTTTTTAAGAATATATTCAATAATATCGGTAGTTAAAAATCCTTTATTATAATCGGAAATTATTGTTATATCAAATTTTGATATATCAGGTAATTGTTCTTTAGTAATAGGTTTTATTATATTATCATAATCTACTCTTAATAAAATATAATTAGATTTTTCTTCAACGTAACGAATTTTTAATATTGACTCGTTTTGTGTTTTAAATGTTATTATTATATCAGGAAAACCAAATTTTAAAAAATGGGTATATACATTACCCGCCATTCCATCATTTTCAATTCTATATTTTTCTACAAAAATAGGTACTGGTGCCTCAAGATTTAATCTATCACATTTTCCATATATAAAAATATCTTTACAACTATCTCCTATTATTAATATTTTTTTATTGATGGAAACCATTTTTATAAATATCTAAAATAAGATTAATTAAATTTCTTTTTTGATTATCATCTAAATCTGTATTGCACAGAAATAAATCAATTTTATGAAGAATATCACCGGATAATACGTCTAAATTATATTCTTCAAATAACTCTTGGTGTGAATACATATTCATAATACATAAATTTTTAAAGTATTAAACATATTTTATTTGAAATGCAATTGCTAATATATTCCACTGATATAATGTAAGTCCTAATCTTTTACATTCTTTTTTAACCTTTATTCTATGTGCAACCCATGCAACTAATACTGCGCCGCCTATAAAGAAAATCCAGAAAAACGCAAATAATTTAATTATATTAAATAAATTAATATTAGCAATAATATCTATAATTGCTAATATTAATATAATTAAAAATAGCGCCGGCATAAAATATTTTCCCCATTTATATAATGAGCCAAATACCCATTTATATATTTTTGGAGGTTTATATTTTTTCATTTCAGATTCAAAATATTCTAATTCCTCTGATGTAAATGGTAAAATATTAACATCTATAAATTTTGACATAATTTTATTTTATTTTATTATTTTTATACTTATTAAATATAAAAGTTTTTTATTCATAATCATTTACATTTATTCCTAACATAAATATATTTCCTCCTAAAAATTGGGGTTTTTCATAATTTTTGTTTTCATTTCGTATTGATGATGTTAATATTTTAGAAGGTATTACCAAAGGTGGCGTGGCAATATAAAATTTATATCCGAGTTGAGTCATCATTATCCAGGTTGTTTTATCTGCAATCATAGGTTGTGAATCTTGAATACGTATAAATTCTTTCATTGCACGATCATTCATTCCATATGCTATTAAACTCCAACTCATATAACCTTTAGTCCATCTTGGGGAAACTCTTATATTTTGCGGACCTATATTTGACATATAGGAATATAATAATATTCCATCAGCATCTTCTGGAATGGTATTTAAATATTTTGGAAGAAGATTATTAAAATCTTTATGAAATGCACAATCATCTTCAAATACAAAAATATTTTTAGCACCTTCAAGTAATGCACTTTTTATAACATAATAGTGAGATTGCATTGCCCCCAATTCATTAGGAAATTGTTTATTAAATAATATATGATTTGTTTTATAATCATTATATTTGTCTGCGTATAATTCAATTAATTTATATGCATATCCGGGTATTACTGGACGATAAAATTCTACTTCTATACCATGTTTTTTAAATTGATTTAAGGAATATTCGTATTTGTCATTTCTTTCCTTTAAAGAAATGCAATATACTTTTTCATATTTTTCATTTATTAAATTCATATTTTTTTTCAATTTTATGTTCTAGCCATGATTTATAATCTTTTGTATAATTGGGTGTATATTTTTCACTAAGTTTTTTTGCTATATTAAAATATACACCATTTTTACCAGTACTATTTTTATATTCTTTACGTATTTCATCCACTAAAAAATGTTCTTCTAACCATTGTGCATATTCATCCGTTAAATCTCCTTTATAATTACAGGCCATTTCGCCGGTTGAATTATTAATAAAAAATTTTCCAAGTGTTGGAGAACATCCGGTTTCTAGTTTATATTTTAATCTAAGATCTAAACTCATATGTTTAATTATTTTAAAATATTTTATATTAAAACAAAGCTTTTGTTTTTACTTTTATTATTTTTGCTTTTTCTATTTTTTGAATATTTTCTAATAAATAGAAAAAAATCCAATCACAGTCACAATGATTTCTTGTAATCTCTAGACTACAATCAAGATATTTTTTATGTAAGGTTTTATTGGAGTATATTTCATTTATTTTTTCAACGATTTCTTTAATATTTGAACAATCTTTTTTTAGAAATAATCCGTAATATTCTAAATCAATATAACGTTTATCTGTTTGTTTTCCTTTATCATAAACCCAAGTATTTTCAGCCCAATGATAATCAAAAAGAGGAACACATCCTACACCAATAATTTCACATTGCGCATATTCAATGCTATTACCATAAGCTTTGGCATCTAAATGATAAAAATCGGCACCCACTAAAGATGAGCTTAATGATTCCATTCCATCTTCATATTCATAAGGTCCATATATGTATATGTGTTCAAAATCTCTTTTATCATTATCAACAATTAATCCATTTGCAATTGCTCGTGAAGTTACTTCATATATATCTTTTCTTGGAATACGTTTTTCTATGTTCTCATAAAAAATAGGTAATGCACCTAAAGATCTTTCTACGCCTTTCATTTCAAGAAGAATTTTATTTTCTTTACTATAAGGTAAAAAGGCAAATAATCTATCGGGTTCTTTAAATGTGGCGTATCTTCCAAGATAAGTTATTTTTTTCCAATGTTTTGTTTTACGATATTTAATTAAATTATCAAAATTAAATCCATTAATAAGTGGAATGAATCGTTTTCGCATTTGTTCTCCAAATAATTCAACCAATTTATTATAAAAAGGAGATGTTGCACTAAAAGTTACAATACCATCACAAAGTTCACAAATATCAAAGAAATTTGCATTACGGTGTATAGAAGCTAATTTGTGGTCATTTTGAAATAAAATTTTTTTAACCGTTATTTCTTTAACTGCTTTTAAAAAACCATCAATAGCCCACTGAGAATGTTTTGTAGATGGTACTGAATGTATAAACACATATTCAAATTTATTTAGCGTTTCTGCAAAATTATCTATTTCGGATTTAGTTATAAATTTTGGTTCTTTGGGAAAAGTTTGCATTTTTCCTCTACCCCACTTTTTATCATCTATAATGAAAATTTCGTGATTTATTTTTTGTTTTATTAAATAAGAAGAAAGCTCAATAACATATCGTTGTATGCCAGCGCCCTCGGCGCCTCTTCCCATAACAAGAGCAATATTCATATCTTTCATAAAGTTTTTATTTACTTAATAAATATGTTTAATTTTGTAGAATTTATAGAATTATAATTATTTAATTATTTCTGTAAGATAATATTTTAATGCTTCTCTGGGTGTATTTTTCCATTCATCTTTACGTACAAAAAAATGAGAATCTATATCTGATGGGCTATCTGAAGTACAAACTGCTTGATATCCTTCTTCAACAACAGCCCAATGCCCATTATCATCATTAAGAAGATTTGGGCTTTCTTCTATTTTAGAAAGTGTTTCAAAGATAAATTCAAATGGTAAATTATCAAAATGATTAAGTATAAGAGAAACAATTTCTCGAAATAAATTATCAAGCTTTTCTAATATGGATGATTCTTTTTCGTCATTCATAATAATATCTACCGGAGTTTCTGAAACATCTAATATATTTTGTAATTCATTCCATAAATTTTTATAAGAATTTGTTAATGAAATTATTTCATCCATAATGTCGGTTGATACATGATTATTCATAATATTTTATTTTTTATGTTTATCATTTATTATATTAATAATATTTAAAAAGGTTTTCGGAGAAAATAAAAAAGAGGAGTCAGACTCCTCTTTTTTATTTTCTTTTTAAGAATGTTTTAAATTTCTTTTCTTTTTCTTTTTCTCTTTTTTCTTTTTCTTTTTGCTCTATTTTTCTTTTTTCTTCTTTCTTTATTTCTTTATATTTAATAATTACATTTTTCATGGCATCTTTAAAAATATCATTATAAAATTCTTTAAACGCTTTTATTACATTACTTGAGCCACATCTAAAAATTTCTTCTCTTTCATCACCGGAAATATCATAAACTACAAAATATTCTTGTGGTTCAATTAAATTTGCAGATTCTTCTTCTGGTTCTTCAAGAGGAGGAATTTCGTCAAGAGAATTTTTTTCATTATCCATATCAACTTCTGTATTTTCTCCAGCGCCATTTTTAATATCATCTATATCATCTATATCTTCTAATCCAAGATTAGATAATTTATCATTTTCTTTAATTGCTTCATTTTTAGATTTTTCTTCAAAAGAATTATCATTTGTTGTTTCTATATCTTCAATATTTTTTTCGGGATTAATTTCTGGGCCTTCAATTAATTCAGTATCATTTTCTTCATTACCAAATCCACTCTCTATATTACCTTCTGGACCAATTTCTGGAGAAAGTTTTAAGACTCCTACAACATAATCATCATCATACATTTTATAAATATTGCCTTCTTCCGAAAATCTTTCTTTTATTTTTTTATTTTCTTCCCAAAATTCTTTATATTTTACAACAAGTCCATTGGCATCTTTTTTAAATTTTTCAAAGTCATCTTTAATTTTTTCAATTACTTCCAATCCATCCTTTTCTTTTTTCTTAAGTATGGTTTTATCATCTTCTTTTTTCTCGAGTAATTTAAAAAAATTATAATTATAAAATTGACTCAAAGATTCAGGCACATATTTCATAATAATCTGTTTTTGTTTTATATATTCAAACTTTTTTATAAAGAATATATAAATAAAATAAAAATATGTATGAAATACACTGAATTTATACAATTAAAAGAATTATTAGAAAATAATAATATTTCAATAAAAGAATTTATTGATAATCCTGATATAGTAAATTCTAATATGCTAATAAAAGAGGAATATGATTCTAAAAATGCGGATTCAATATTAATAACAGAAGGCTTAATAGGTTCAATTTTTAAAAATTTGGGAAAAAATATTTTTGGCGCAATAAAATCGGGTATTAAAAATTTAATATCTTTAGGTGTAAAAGAAGAATATATACGTAAACTTGATCAGGATGCAAATACTATTATAGATGAAATAATAGAAACACTAGAAAAGGTAAATAAAAAATCTTCTTTTAAAAAAGAACCAGAAGAGGTATCACAAGAAGAAACAAAAGAATCTGTATTTTTACCCTTTAATTCATATTGTGCATTATTTGAAGAAGATGATGAAGAAGAAGATGATAATGAAGAAATAGATGTAGTAAAAGGTAGTATAATAGATCTTATTAATAAAAATTCTGAAATTAGAAAAAATAATTTAAAAGAAAAAGTAACAAAAGAATTAAATGATGCAGAAGATAAAGAAGAAATAATAGAAATAAAGGAAAAATATAAAGAAGCACTTAAACAAATTGATAATTATAGAATTAGAGAAATTGCAAAATATATAAGAGAATTATGCGATACAAAATTTAAACAAGTAGAAGAATCTATACATAATAAAAAAGGATTATCCGATGAACATCGAAAAGCATTATTAAATTATTGGGAACAATTAAAGAAAAAGGTTAATTTAGGAATCAGTGCAATTTTAGTTAAACATGGTATAATAGAAGAGGATGATGCTTATAATCTTTCTAAATATATTTTTAAGGGAATAACACCATTATCTAAAAAGATAAAAAGTAGTGAAGCACATAAAGAGGATGTAGAAAAAACACCATCCGCAGAATCAAAAGAATTAAAACAATCAGTAATACCGTTATCTAAAAATATAAAAAGTGGTGAAGCACATAAAGAGGATGTAAAAAAAGCATCATCTGCAAAATCAAAAAAATCAAAATAATTAAAATCTTTTAAAATAAAAAATAATTAATTATAAATTTTATGGCAAAAGGAGGAAAAAATAAATTACCTGCACATATAATTAAAATGGAAGATTTATATAAACGTGCTGAAAAACTATTTATAAAAATCTTTAATCAATTTGAAAAATTAGAACTTGGGGAAATTTTTGTAGAGGAAAAAAAATATTATATTTTACAATTAAAAAATAATATTAAAATTTTGCGTTCTTTATTATTAAAAATAGATATAACAACGATTGAACCATATGTCCATAAAGATGATATTAAAACATTGGAGAATAATATTTTATATATGTTAGATACCTGTGATGGAATTGAAAAAAGACTTATGGCGGAAGAATATATTCATGATTTATATGTTCCTCTTAAAGAATATTTAGAATATATTATTAGAGATTCTAGAAATTATAAATATTGGGCTACTTCAGAAAAGGAATTTATAAATAAAGTAATAAGCGTATTAATTCATCCAGATAATATAGATAAATACAAAGGACCAATAAAAAGAATTATAGCAAGAACAATGGGAGAAAGAGAATTTAAAAGATTTTTTGAATCAATAAAACATAAAATACTTCCTTTACCAAATTATAATTTTAAATCGTTTAATGATTATAAAAAGGAAATAGAATAAATATAAAAAATTAGTGTTGATAAATGAAACATAAAATAAAAACTTTAAAAGAGTATTTAGCTGAAGATTTTTATAATCCATTTGATGAAGACAATCCTATAGAAGTTAAACCTTCTCATATAGCGGATAAAGGAGGACTTCTTAAGTTACGAAAAGAAGTATTTAATATAAATAGAGTTGAATATTCAAAAAAAGCAAATGGTGCATATTGTGTACTGGCAAAAACACAATTTGCAAAAGGAGAAATAGTTGAAATTTCACCCATAATATTTGTAGGTCCAGAAGCTAAAGCCATTCCTCGATTAAGAGATTATATTTTTGAAATAGATAAATCTAAGCAACAATATGGTGTAGTTTTAGGATATGGTTCATTATATCGACACAGTGATACACCAAATATAACTTTTGCATTTAATCCTAAAAATAAACAAATGTATTTTATAGCGGCAAGAACAATAAAGGCCGGAGAAGAATTATTTATTAATTATGGAAAAGAATACTGGCTTGAACGTTCAGGTTTCGGTACTATGGCACCGCAAGAACCTGTTAAAAATGTTGAACCTGTAGTTAAGGGAGAAAATAAAGATGTTGAAGAAAGTCAGATTCAACCAAATGCAAATGATATGGAAAATAATTTAATCGCAAAACAATTTGGAAATCCAAAATCTAGAAGTAATCCTGCAGTTATTGGTGTAGCTATTAAAGGTGCGGGACAACAATAATTTTAAAACTTTTTTTAAAATCTTGTATAAAAAACATGAACTTAAATCTAGAAAATATTAGATTAATAAAATTTTCTTTATTAAAAAAGGAATCTGATGTTAAAGATGGTATTACAGAATATTCGAAGCGGGTAACAGCTAAATTTATTATTCCAGAAAATTTTAACAGAAGTGAAGAACAATTTAACGAATTATGTAAACAAATGTTTAATGATTTATTGAAAAATGCACCTGATGATGCAGATTCACTTGGATTATGGATAGAATTAAATAATATTACTTTAGAAAATTCGATATCTCTGAAAACACTGGATGAATTCAAGAATTATTCTATAAATAAAGATAAAATAAATCCTGTTTTTGAATTTTTTAAAATCACTTTATTAAGTTATAATGAGACTTAATATTTTTTCTGTTGTTTTTATCAAAAGATGACTGATAGTTTAATTAAAAACCACATGGCCAACTACATGTGATATGGAATTCAATTCCATTCAGTCATCTTTTTAATTTTAAAAAAATAATATATAGAATAAAAAATTAAAATATAGAAAAAATGGAAAATAAAAATTTAAGCAACGCATCTTTTGTATTATCTGAAAATGAAGAACCTCCGGCGCAGAGGAAAAAAATAATTTGTATATCTGAAAAAACAAAAATATTTAAAGAAAAATTTTATCCTGAAATAAAAGATGAAGAATGGAATGATTGGCATTGGCAAATTCGTAATAGTATTATTACTTATGAAGAATTATATCGTATATTTAATATAAGTGATAATTTAACAAATGTTAATTTACCAATAAGAATTACACCCTATTACGCAAGTATAATTACTTCTATATCATCTGGAATAGGAAAATGTGTTATTCCTACTAGTAATGAATTGCTTGTAACAGAAAATGAATTTATAGATTCATTACAGGAAAATGAACAAAGTCCTGTAAAATGTATTGTGCATAGATATCCGGATAGGGTATTATTTTTAACAACAGATTTTTGTTCATCAAATTGCAGGTATTGTACACGAAGTCGTTTAATTAATAAAGAACCTGTTTCAAAGGAACAATGGAATAAAGGAATTGAATATATTAAATCTCATCCAGAAATTCGTGATGTATTATTATCAGGTGGAGATCCTCTGACAATGAGTGATAATAATATTGATTATATTTTATCAGAAATTAGAAAAATTAAACATATAGAAATTGTAAGAATTGGAACAAAGATTCCCGTTGTATTACCTCAACGAATTACAAATAAATTAGCTAAAATATTAAGAAAATATAAAGTATTTATAAATATACATTTTACTCATCCGGATGAAATAACACCTGAGGTAGAAATGGCTTGTGATATATTGGTGGATAATGGAATACCTTTAGGATCTCAAACGGTTCTTCTTAAAGATGTAAATGATAATATTGAGATAATGAAAAAATTAATGCATAAATTACTTCTTATTAGAGTTAAACCTTATTACATATATCAATGTGATAGAGTAGTTGGTACAAGTCATTTTAGAACGTCAATAAATAAAGGAATTGAAATAATTGAAGGACTTAGAGGGTGGACATCTGGATTATGTGTTCCACATTTTATAATTGATACGCCCGGAGGAAAAATACCCTTATTACCTGATTATGTTGTTGATAGGAGTAATAAGTATATTAAATTAAGGAATTATCTTGGGAAAGAATTTATATATTATGAAGATTAAAAATAAATATATAAATAAAATATTTGTTTTTTATTATGAAAAAATTAGTAAAAGAATCATTAGAAGAATTTCTTTTTGAAGATAAAGTATTCAAGGGCCAAGTAGATGTTGGTTTAGATATTGAAGATGTTGATAAAAAAGAATTTTTAGTTGGAATGGCGGTTGAAAAAAAGCATTCTAATAGTCTAGAAGTTAGAAAAACATTAGTTCTTCAAAATCTTCATAAAAATCCTAAATTTTATAGTGAAGGTATGAAAAAAGGATTATATGATGACCCGGAAGCTATAAATATATATAAAAAATATTTTATAGATAAAGAAGAGGCAGAAGAAGAAAATTTAAAAGAATCTTTGGAGAATGATATAATGTTAAAAGATGAATTAATATTAGAAATAATTAATAAAGTTTATAGAAATGAAAAGGATCCTAAAAAAATAGAAAAAATTAAAAAAGAATTAGAATTATTATCTTTAGATGAATTAGAAGATAAATTATTGCAATACTATTTGTTTGAAATTCCTAAAAATAAAAATATTTAAATGGCAACAAAAATTTCTCAAAATAATTTTAAATTTAATATCTCATTATTAAAAGATATAATATTTTTTATAATGTTTTTTGTATCCGTTATTGGGTGGATACGAGCAGAAACTATAAAAAATACAAAACTTCAAGTACAGGTGGAAACTTTAACAAATGCTGTAAATGAAAATACTAGACAATTAGAAAAAATAAATGACATTTTGATAGAACAGCAAAATCTTAATGGGCAGATTATACAATTTATGAAAATTAAATAAATAGAAATTATGAAAAAAATATTTTTATTATTAATTTTATGTTTTTCAATGTATATATTAATTTTAATTAATTCGTGTACATCTAATTATGCAACAACAAATGAACAATATAAAATTAATGATACATTATTAACATATGAATTAAAACAAGATACAATTAAAAAGATTCATATAAGAAAGGAAATAAATCCTATTATAGTAGATACGGTTTCAAAGTATAAAAGAGATAAAATTTTTAAACAATTGCAAGAAACTGAAATTATTTTAAAAAATCAGCAAAAAACAATTGATTCTATTTTATCCGTCAAAAGAAAATAAAAAATTGTTTTAAAACCTTTATTTTTCAGACGGATATAATATTAAAAATTAAAAAAATTGCAAAAATTTGAAATAATAGATACTCATTTTTTGGGTAATCATAAACACCATGAATATACATTTGAGGGAATATCTATTTTACAACATCCTCAAATAACTGAATATTTTCCTAAAATTATTAATGATTATGATAGAATTATTGAATTAGGAACTTATTTTGGTGGATTAACACTTTACCTTTATAGAATTAAAAAACCAGAAACGGAGTTAATATCTTATGATATTAATACAACTCTTTGTAAAATACCTAAAGAATATAATATAGATTGTCGTTGGGGTGATTGGTGGCATGAAAAATGGTTAAAGGAATTTGAAGAATTAATGAAAGAATCATCAAAACGGATTTTATTATTATGTGATGGCGGTTATAAAGAATATGAATTTAATACATTTAGTGATTTTTTAAAACCTAAGGATACTATTATGGTTCATGATTATGCTGAAAATCTTGAAGAATATCGTCAAATAACAGAAGAAATTGAATAGTATGATATTCCAGATGCTTCATATGAAATGATATTGGATAGTATTAAAAGAAATAAATTATATCCTCATCCTCTTTATAATGAATTTAAAAAAGTTTTATGGGGAATATTTAATAAATAATTACAATGAATCGTATTGCGCATGTTCCTTTAGCCGGCGGATTTGCATTAGCTGCGATAAATGTTACAAAAAAATATCCAATTGCTATAACATCTTATTCGCCTTTTATCAATAATGATGCATTATTAATACGTTATTTAAATGAAAATCTTAAGGCAAATGTTCCATATTATATACTTAATAAAGAAAAGGATCTTAATGATTACGATTTTTCTAAAGAAATAGATTTTGTTACAGCAATTCCCCCATGTTCAGGACTTTCTCAAGCCGCTCAACGAAAAGCCGGATCTAGAGGTACAGCTCCCCCAAATGATTGGATGTATATATCTGCCGAATATGTTCTTGAAAAAATTCGACCGAAGGCTTATGCATTTGAAAATGCACCCGGCCTTTATACAGATGCAGGAAATGAAGTAAGAAAAAAACTTATAGAAATAGGAAAAAAATATGGATATGCAATAATTTTTTATAAAACCAACACACTATATCATGGTATTCCTCAATTTAGACCTCGTACATATGGTGTCTTTTTTAAAGGAAAATATGCGCCCATATTTAATTATTATAATAGACCATATATTAATCTTAAAGATTATTTAAAACAAATTCCTGAAAATGCATCTTTACAGGATGTATTTTTTGTAGAAGAATGGGATATTACAAAATTTGAAATTTATAAATTTTTAGTTAAATTGTATGGTAATGAATGGAGAGAAAAATTAATTAATTATAGGCCTCATATAACAACTTATGATTATCTTTTAAGAACTGGGAAACTGGATGAATTTTATGAATTTCAAAAAAATTTACCTGATGCATCTGAAATTGTTACACGTAATATAGAACATATAAAAAGAAAGAAATCACAAGGAAAGGGTACCAGGATTAGTTATCGTGTTCTTGAAATAGATAAAGAATATACATATGCGGTTATTGGAGAAATGATGCAAAGAAAAATTCATCCTACTGAAGATAGACTTTTAAATATGCGAGAATTTATGCACCTTATGGGATTGCCTCATGATTATAATCTTATATCAAAAAAAGAATATGTAAAAATAACTCAAAATGTTCCCGTTAAAACTTCCGAGGATATTATTATAGAAATTATAGAAACTATACACGGTAATAGAAGATTTTCTTCTGATTCGGTTTATATGCAAGATAATACAAAACCAAAATACTATAATAAATCAAAAAAATTATTTTAAATGAAACTTTTTTACTTTTAATTATTATAATTAAAAACATATATTTTTAATACAAATGAAACTTATTATAATAGAAGGGCCAGATAGAATTGGAAAAACGACCCTAATAAAAAATTTATGTGAATATTTTAATTTTGATAATATAACCATAAGACATTTTGGTAAGCCCCCTTCTTGTTTATCTTTTAAAGAATCTCTTAATTATCAATTAAATTCTTTTAAAAAAGAAGCACATTTATTTCAACATATAAGAAAAAAATATGATTTGAAAAAATGTTATTATAATGAAGTTGTAATATGGAACAGATCTCATTTAGGTGAATATGTATATTCATCTTTATATAGAAATGGAAATAAAAAAACTATATTAAAAAGGTTATTAAATTTTGAGACAAAGGAATTAGTTCCTTATAAAGATGAAATATATCTTATTACTATGATAACAGATGATATAGATATTCTTTTAAATAGAGATGATGGATTATCATTTTCTAAAAAGACCGAAGATCGATTAATAGAAATTAAGTTATTTGAAGAAATTCATTCACTTAGTTTATTATCAAATAAACTTTTAATAAATGTTGATAATGATCCAATAAATGTCTTAAACAAAGTTATAAATTTTATTTAAAATGAATAAAAACAGTAGAATTTATGTACCCGGTTGTTCAGGTCTTGTTGGTTCAGCGGTCATAAGAGAACTTAAAAAACAGGGATATAGTGATATTGTAGGTTCTTCAAGAACAAAGCTTTATCATAATGGATATGCGTTTGAAGGTAATTTTGATCTTCGTGATAAAGAAAATGTTAAAGAAATATTTAGTAGATTTCAACCAGATTACGTAATAAATTGTGCGGCAAAAGTAGGAGGAATAAATGCAAATAATACTAAAAGTGCAGAATTCATTTATGATAATATTATGATACAAAGTAATATTATACATATGTCATATTTATATAATGTAAAAAAATTATTATTTTTAGGAAGTTCGTGTATTTATCCTAAATATTCACCTCAACCCATAAAAGAAGAATATCTTTTAACATCATCTTTAGAAGAAACAAATATTGGATATGCAATAGCGAAAATATCTGGTTTAACAATGTGTAGAATGTATCATAAACAATATGGGTGTAATTTTATATCTGCTATGCCGACTAATATATATGGTCCTAATGATAATTTTAGTATTCAAGATTCACATGTATTACCGGCGTTAATAAGAAAAATATATGAAGCAAAAATCCGTGGCGATGAAAGTGTTATATTATGGGGAACGGGAAATCCACGAAGAGAATTTTTGTATGTAGATGATCTTGCCGAAGCATTAGTATTTTTAATGAATAATTATGATGATTGTAAATTACATATAAATGTTGGAACGGGTGAAGATGTTAGTATTAAAGAATTAGCTGAGTTAATAAAAGAAATTATAGATTATGATGGAAAAATATTTTGGGATGTAAATTATCCAGATGGGACACCAAGTAAAAGATTAGATATTACACGAATTAATAATCTTGGGTGGAAAGCAAAGATATCTTTAAGAGACGGAATTAAAATGACATATGAATGGTTTGTTGAAAATTATAATAATTTAAGAAAATGACAATTTAAAAAAAATGAAAAAATTTTTTAATATTGAAGAAAAAATACATAAATACATGAAATATTAAAAACCTGTGTTTATTTTTATATTAAAAAATAGGAAATAAAATTTTAAGAAATGTTACAATTAAATTAAATAAACATGAAAATTTACAGAGAAAAATATGTTGTAACGGCATTTAAATCAATTTTAAATGATTTATATAATAATCCTGAATATATTAGTAAACCTCGTGGAAAAGAAGTTCGTGAAATTTTAAATTGTATTATAGAAATACAAGAGCCCAATATGAATATGTATAAAAACGAGGTTCGTTCTTCGCCACAAAAATATATTGCAGGTGAGTTACTATGGTATTTTTCGGGAACAAATTTACCAAATTGGATTGAATCTAATTTTAAAAAAGCTGGTGAAACGTGGAAAAAATTACATAATTCCGATGGAACTGTAAATTCTGCTTATGGATATCTTTTATTTAATGAAAAAAATGAACATGGATATAAACAATATGAATGGGCCATTGAATCTTTAAAAAAGGATAAAGATAGTCGACAGGCCTTTATGCATTTTAATAAACCTTCTCATCAATTTAATGGAAATAAAGATCAGGTTTGTACATTAATAGCATTATTTCATATTAGAAATAATAAACTTCATATGACATTAACAATGAGAAGTAATGATGTTATATATGGGTTTATGACAGATTTTGCGTTTTTTAATATATTACATCAACAAGTATATACTCATTTAAAGAAATATTATAATGATCTAGAAATGGGAACATATACACATATTTCTCATTCAATGCATTTATATTCTTCTGAATACGATTTAGTAAAAAATATGTTACAGTATGATTTTATTCCGGATGCAATACCGCAATTAAATACTTCTATAATAAAAGAAAATGGTAATATTGAAGAAAAATATATTGAAGTTTTTAAACCTATAATATTAAATTCTACAATATCAGTAGATAAAACAGATAATAATGTCTTAAATTGGGTAATTAATAAATTGTTTAATAATTAAATATTTAAATGATATGGAAAATTTTGTTACAAATTATTATGAGAATAATGAAAAAAATGAATTTGTTTTTTCTAAAATTTACGGGGAATGGAAAGATAGATTAATGACTCATTATAAAATTAATGAAAATGATACAATAAATGTTTGTAAATTTATATATAATTATTTACCATGTGAATCAAAAGAAGCGGCATTTTTAGATACTGATAAATCTTTAATTGAGAATAATTGTGTATTATCCGAGTTAAGTAAAGTTTTATTGCATTTAAATTTAAAAGTTATATCAAAAATAAGTTTTATTTCAAATGTAATATTTTTGGAATCACCCAATACTGAAGAAGTAATAATTAAACATGAAACCGATGATAATAATATAATAGTAATAAATAAAAATAAAAAACTTATTACTACAGAAACTTATATGAATAAAATAAAAGTAGAAAAAGGTTTAGTAAATGATATGGACGCATTATTAGAAATTGAAAATGCTATTGTTTCTACGGTTGCAAGCGAAATTAATAGAGGATTATTTGAATATTTTCATTTTTATTATAATAAAATTTATATTTATCGTCCTATTGCATATTTTAAATTTATTCCCGGTGAAGAAAATAATTTAAATAATGAAAATAAAAAAGTTTATGATGAAATTGCTATTTTTTCAAAATGGTATAAAGATATAAAAAATAAAATATAAGTAAATAAAATAATAATTAACATAAAAAATTTATAACTATGACGAAAAATTATATTGATTGGACTCATAAAGAGGTAACAATTGAAGACATTCGAAAGCTTAATAAGCTTTATGTTATTAAAATTAATGATCCTTTTTCTATTGAAAAAATTGATACTCCTTTATTTGTAAAGGATACAATTTTTGAGGAAAGATTAAAATCTTATTTTTTAAAAGATGTTAATCATTTAACAAGAGAACAAATTCTTAGCGTTAAATGGAATATGTATATTACAAAGGGATATTATATTAAAATAAGTGAAAATGGCGGAATTGAAAAATTTAATCAAGATCCCGAAAAATGGTATATTAGTTATTTAGAAATTGATGGTCCTTTAGGAACAATAAATTCTGTTTATAATAATAAAGAAAAAGAAATAAAACATTACGTAAAATGAAAAATTTAAATAAAGAAAAAATGTTTGAATCACCGCAAAAAGTATCTATTACAACCGACATGATTAAAAATTTTAAAACTGTTACATGTCAATGTGGTAGTATGCTTTTTGAAAGTGCAATAATTATTAAAAAAATTTCTCCTGTTATTTCTCCAACGGGAAAAGAAGAATTATATCCAATGGAAATATTGGTTTGTAAAAAATGTGGAAAAGTACCATCAGAATTAGGATTAGATGATATTTTACCAGATGAAATTTTAGCAAAAAATAAAATAATAAAATAATCTTAAAAACTTTAAAATTATGGAACAATATTATCGAATAACTGTAAAAAATGAATTTGAAGATAAAAAAGGAAATCTTAAGTATAAAAAAGAAAATTATCTTGTTTATGCTTTAACTCCATCTGAAGCAGAAAAAAAACTTGAAAGACAATTAGGTGGTGGAGAATATGAGATAATTGGTATAAATGTTTCAAATATTGTTGATGTAATTAGATAATTTATTTTTAGGATCAGTTATGTACTCGTAAGAATATATAAATAAAAAATATATTCTTATGAGTACATTTGATCCTAAAAAATTTAGGTTTATTGAAACTTTTACTAATACTAACGGAAAAACATCTGGTTCTGGATTTATTGGTGTAATTGCCGGATTAGTAGGAATAGCTTCATTTGCCGCAACTATGGTAGGATATTTTTTAAAAATACCAAACACAATAGATGTAATGCAACATGTTATTTATCTTATTTCATTATCAGCAGTTTTATTGGGTGTAAGAAAGGTGTCTCCCAGATTTGGTAATATAAAAGAAGAATTGACTGATTCTAATAATGAAAAATAAAAATGCCAAATAATTTTGATTTTTCATATATTAAAGATATTAAAGTAATTGAAGTTAATCCGGAGGGGTGGATTTTTCCTTTATACGTTGAATATGGATTTGTTACAAATCCAAATATTAATAATGGAATTCCTACATGTTGTTGGAGAGTAAAAGAAACATTACATACATTTATTATACCTATAGCAAGATTAGATTTTTTAAGTTCGGGTGATTATAAAAAACATTTTAAAGATGTTCTTGAAGCTTTTAGAAAAGATTATATTAAATGGAAAGAAGAAGGATTTACAACAGAATGGTCAAGAGAATATGCACAGCAATATTCAAGATTCATCATTGTATAAGATAGAAATAAAAAATATTAAAAATATAAAAATTAAATATTTAAAATAAATGCAAATGGAAAATAATAGATATTTTCAATGGATAGCTGGAGAAAAAAGAGGACAGGTTATGATATTCGATAAATATTTTACAGACGGTGATGGTACATTATATATTATTTTTAAAGATGGATCCAGAATTAATTCGGCATATGTTGCAAGTTTAAATCAAAGAGATCTTACTGGCATGTTAATGGCCGAGGTTGATAGTCCTGATAATGTATGGACATTTAAAGAAGAATGGATTGGAAGAAAAGAAGAAGTGTGGGTAGAACAGGATGAAACTAATCCCGGACATAAAGTTTGTGTACAACCATTTATACCCGGACGTAAAGTTATAAAACTTATTCCCCCTAATCCTACAATCATTAAAACCCATGATAAAGAAAATATAAATAATATAAATAATGAAATTGAGAAAAAAGAAATAGAAATTATAAAACAGGAAACAAATAATATAGATAAAAATGATCCTATTTATATTCTTATGACTAAATCAAAAAAAGAAGATGCCGAAGTTTCAATGAATATTCAAATATCTTTACCACCTAAAGAATTATATAATATTATAAAAAAATCATTTGATGGAGGGATTGAAAAATTTATTGAATATATAATTCAAGATATTAAAGTTGATAAAATAAAGGAATCTCTTAAAACGGCAATTTATGATATGTATGAAAATAATAATGAAAAAATAACTACTTTATAATGGGATTATCAGAAATTAATAAAAAGATTATTGCTAAAGGCAAATACGAAGAAGTTATAGAAATAAATGATCATTTTTATATTGTTCCTAAAAAACAACAAATTGCGGTATTACCTTATACAATTGATACTAAAGGATTACTTGATAAAGTGGGTGTTATAAAAGATTATAATTATATACTTAATGCTTATAATTATACTCTTATTTGTGGATATATTAATAAAGACGACGAGACAAATCTTGTTGCAGCAAATAGGATTTTATTTGAAATAATTAAAACAAATGTTACAAATGCAAATAAATGGATGTATTTGGGAAATATTTTTAATGGTCTTATGTCAGATTCTCCTATAGATTTATATTGTGTAGATATTACAGATATAAAAATTCCTGAAACCAAAGAAGTTGTAGAAATCATAAATAACAAAAAATTTGAATTACTTGATTCTTCTTATGTTGTAACATCTGATGACATGTTATTATTGTCATCTTTTTTAAGACTTTTTAATTATTTTTATGTAAGTTCATTAGAAAAATATAAAAAATAAAAATTATGAATAGAAAAGAACGAAGAAAACTTTCTAAAAAATTAGGAATCTTAAATTATCAAAGTAAACTTCCATATAGTAAGAAGTTTAATCTTGTAAGTGAAAATATTAAAATAGGAAAAAAATTACATCAAGAATTTTTAGAAGAAATTAGAAGAAGACAAAATTTATCACAAGAAGAAAGAGATAATGAAAATATTCAATTTTTAGCAAATAAAATTAAAGCCGAAGAAAATATTTCAGAAGTTGAAGCTCTAGAAAAAGCACAAAAAATATATAAAAAGAGAAAATAATTTTAATGAAGTTCTATATAACAATAGAAAATAAAGAAAGACTCAAAGGGTCTTTTTTGAATTTAAAACTATTTTCTATTATCTATGTTCCGGAAATATTGGAACAATATAGATATACTTATTCTACTATAGATGATTATGGATCATTTATAATAAATAATCATATAAATAATTTAATTAATAATTATTCTAAATCAAAAAGAATTCGAGGAATAATTTATTCAAATCCTTATATTAATGATGATATAATAAATAATTTATTTGAAGTATTAGCTGAAAATAAAAATATATCTAATATAGTATTATTTGATGATTATAACATACCAAAATTACAACATCTATATTATTTCTTTGATGAAATATTATTTTTCCCTACAATTAAAAAAGTAAGATTAATAGAATGCCAAAAGATTTCAAGTTTACAAAATATTGAATGGAAAGAAAGCTAATAATTTTAAATTCATTAATTCTAATGCCCGATCAAAGAGGTCGGGCGTTTTTATTTGAATATATAAATAAAAACTATTATTATGTTTTTAAATAATGTAAATTCTAATGAAGTTTTTAAACAATTTTTCAAAAAAATATATACATGGGCTGATTTTATAGATCTTGTTAATAAAGATGCTGATTTTAGAGCAAAGGTAATTAGAAGATATAGAGAACTAAAATCAGCGTCAACTCTTAATGAGTATGCTAAAGTAGTATATGAAGAATTTAATGAAAATGATATTAATGCTCGCAGGGATGCTGCAAATTATGTATGGAGAAAAAAGGCTTATTATGATTTAATAGCGGAGTATGAATCACAAAAGGACGCAAAAGATAAACAACGTTTAAATCAAAATCAAACTCAATCCGGAAGTGATATAGTAGATATAGAAGCTAATAGAATTGTAGACCCATTTGATAAAAGACTTTATAGAATAGAATTAGCATTAAAGGGAAAGGATGTTATTGCTTCTGGAATAATTCCCTATAGTACTAAATATTCTGAAGCTGCAACAACTGGATACATAATATCACGAGAAGATCTTGAAAAGGGATTAACTGATCCACGCGAAAAAGAAAGGGCGCTAGAATTAAGAGAAGCAGAATATAAGAAAATGTTAAAGGATGATTTTTATAAAGGTGTCCCAGCGCTACAGAATAATTATGCATTGGTGCGTTTATTTGGATCCGAGGGAGGAAAATATTTAATTAATCAAAAAAAGCAAAGAAGATGGTATGAAATAGATACTTCACCAGATCAATTATATAATTTTGCAAGTGCCCCTACAACCACTTCTATAATTTCATGGGGTAATGCAGATCCTTATGGAAGAACACCATATAGTTTTACAGATTTTGTATTTTGTAAATATTGGAATAAAATACCCAATAATAGACTTATAACTTTAAGAAGATATGCTGCACCTATCCTTGATAATCTTAAATTTCCAGGAATGAAAGGTGATAGAGATAAAGGTGAAACTAAAGATGAAACAATTCCATTTCCACCAATGTCTACTGCCGTTACATATTTTGGTGGAGAAACTGGAAATAGTTTAACAAGTATTCTTAAATTTGCTACCGGTTTACCATGGGAAGAAATTCAAGCAGGAATATGGGAAGTTTCACCCGAATCTGTCCCAGATAGTCAATCTGGTCCGGGACAATTGTTTGGGTCCATAACAAAATTAGCTGAAATGCTTAACGTGGCAGCAGGAAATTTTAGCATGGAATATATTATGAACCGAGGCCAATTACCGCCAGATCCATATAAAGATGGACCATATGAAAACAGAATAATGGGTCCGGTAAATAGAATTGATTCAGTTTTTAAGCGTAAACCTGGATTAATTTTTGAATGGGATGGATTGAGCATAGTATTTGAATATGTTGCTCGTCCTGTTGGAGGAATAAATCCTAAAGCTGTGTTGTTAGATATTTTATCTAATTTTTTAGTAATGGGTTCTGCAAGTGCTGTATTTTTTGGTGGTGCACATAGATTTATGGCGGATCCTATGAAATATCCATTTATTGGAGGAAAGGAAGGTATAGAAAGATGGTATAGAGGAGATCCTGTTGGCTGGGGACTAAAAGCCATAAAACAATTTACAGGAGAAGATGGTGGAGTCGCGCAAAAAGCTGCATCAAATATATTTAGTTCTTTAAAACAATTTGTAAATCAAATTTTAGCAGGTATAGGTGGTGAAGCGGGTTCATTTTTTGGTGCAGGTGTAGGATTATTTTCTGGAGGTGCAGGAAATTTAATTAATAATGCTATTGCCAAAAAAACTGCGGGACAAATTCCTTATTTGCGAGGTTTAAGAGCAATATTAACTGGAGAGCCTATAGGTGAATGGCATCTAACAATAGGCAATCCTCTTAATCCTATAGCAATGATAGGAAATTTAATATGTGAAAAAATAGAGGTTGAATTTAATGAAGAATTGGGTCCCGATGATTTTCCTACAGAAATGAAAATAACTGTTAGATTAAAACATGCTATGGCAAGAGATAGAGATGCCATAGAATCAATATTTAATAGAGGTATGGGAAGAATATATACACTTCCAGAATCATTTAGGGGTACCGCTGATGGCCAAACTGCTGTAGATAAATATACACAAGAAAATGTAACTACAGGAAATGCTCCGGATAGAAAATTTAATATTAAATGGCGCCCAGGAATGGATACTGGTTATATTCCGCCAAATCAGGTTTTGGGATCAACTCCATCAAATCGTGGTTCAGAGGTAAGTATATGGGATAGAGGCGCATTTAGTGTAGGAATATCAGAAAATTCAAATACTGATATTGCAATGAGTGAAATGTTTAGAACAGCATATAGAGCAGCGGATTGGATAGCAATACGATCACTAAAATAAAAATAAATTACATTTTATGTTTGACAATAGTCTTGATTTGAAACCTAATTTTAAAAGGCCTGATGGTATTGAATTAAAGGACTTGACATGTTCTATGTTTAATCTTCAGAGTAAAAGTTATGTAACATATAGTTTATATAAAGTACCCGCAGAATTTGCTATGAGGCCGGATTTAATTTCTGCTGCAGTATATAATAGCACTGCATATGCTGAAATAATATTAAAATTTAATGGTATTTCTAATCCGTTTACAATTAAAGAAGGGGATATAATTTTAATTCCAAATCTTGATTCTGTAAGAGATATTATTTCACCCCGTCCGGGCTCAATTGCTGATACTGGTAAAAAACTTAGAGATAGCTATAAATATATTGATCCAACTAAAGTTCCTAAATCGGATAATAAATTTCAATCTAGAGAACTTATTAATATTCCGGATGAGGCTCTTCCGCCAAATATAACTAAGGAAGGAGAACAACAAATAGTATACAGAAATGGAAGAGTTTATTTTGGACAGGGCGTAGAAACATGTTTACAAAATGGTATGACACAATCGGAATTTTTAACCACTATAATAAAAAGTAAAAATAAAAAAAATAAATAATGGCTTCATCTAAAAATATAGTACAGACAGATAAAGTAATCAATAGAATATATACGCTTTTTGAAAAAACAATTGAACTCGATGAATTATCTATTCCAGGTACACCAAAAACAGGTGCACAAAAAATGGAAGATGTTTTATCAGTAGAATATCCTTTAGTTAAAGTAAATAATTATATATTTTCTAGAGATGAGTTAATAAGTGTAAAAATAGATTGTACTGATTTTTTACCTACTATTGCCGTAAGTATTGCAACTACAGATCATTTATTTCTTTCACGCGAAATGCCTAAAGATGGAGATATAATTTCAATTGCTATTAGAAGTAAGAATGATGTTTTAAAAATGATAAGAAATGATTATGTAATTACAGCAGTGCATACATTACCAAATACAACTTTACAAAAATCGCCTGTTCATATGACTCTTTATGGAGAATTATTTATTCCTGGCCTTAAAAGTCAAAAATATGATTTTTCATTTGAGGGGACAACATTTGAAGCACTCATGGATTTTGCTAAAAGATATGGTCTTGGATTTGCAACAAATGAAGATAATACAAATGATCGACAAGTATGGTTAAAAGCTAATATAGCAGGAGATATTTATGTTAATGATTTAATAAGCAAAGCATATAAAGATGAAAATTCTTTTTATAAGGGATGGATTGATGTTTATTATAATCTTAATTTTGTGAATGTAAATAAATTATTATTATCTGCAGAAAATGATGTTGATTTAGCTGTATATATTAATAATCTTGATAAAAATTGGTATCATGGCGGAAATTTTGAATCAGAAAAGGCACAACTAACAGTTAAAGTATTTTCAAATTATAAGACATTTAGAACTTCATCATTTTATATAACTTCGTGGAGACCATTTAATAAATCATCTACTATAACATTTGAAGTAGGAACTAAAATGACATTTGAAATGTTTGAACATAATAGGTACTTATATGAAGATCCTCTTAAACCAAAATATTGGGCCGTAACAGTAGAACCCATTTATGATAAAGAAAAAGCTAAAAAATCAATTTTATTAAGAGGAAGATCAAGATATGTACCGAGTGAGAAAAATACCGAGTTAAGAAGAGCAAATTATAATTATACACAATTATATGAAAAATATCCATGGCTTGGAATACAATATACTATAAGTAATTCCGATGAAGATAATTTAAAATGGGATGGAAATCATCACCGTAATTATCATTTAGCAAGAGTACAGAATTTAATAAATAATAAAGAATTAGATAAATTAAATTTAGAAATAGTAGTAAATGGTAATAATCTTAATGTAATTAAAGGTGATAAAGTTCCTGTTATAATAATTAAATCGGATTTAGATGATAATTTAAGAATAAATCCAACAAATTTTGGTGATATGGTAGATTCATTTTATAGTGGATGGTATATAGTTAAAGGATTTGTAATAAATTGGACAAATACAAATAGTGGTTCTATATTAAGTGATTTTACACAAGAATTTATATTAACAAGAAGAGAGTGGCCAACACCTGTACCGGTTGAACCAATTGAAGTATTAGAAAATAAACAAAAAATTTAATAAATTATTATGGCTGATATATTTAGAAGATTTAGAGGAACGGGAGAAAGTTTTTCAAAACGTTTTGATGAACCTACATATTTTTCATTTAGATTAGTTTTTGCTCCTAATCATGATAATTTATATAATTATGCAGGATTTGGTGCAACATATGATATGATGCCTCATCCTTTATTTGATAATATTTCCGATGAACATAAATTTAATAGAATAGTTGATAATGCAACTATTCCTTTAACGGATGTCCCATCATCTCAATATTCTGCATTACAATATTTAATTAATGCAAATGAACCGACAAGAGTAGAAATGTTAAAAGAGTTTATTGAAAAATTTACTTTTTTACAAAATAATTTTCCATATTATTTTCAAGCTATTGATGGTATAGCGGATCTTCTTAAAATAGATCCAACAAAAGGTCAAAGAATTACTAGTGATAAGAAACTTACAATAACATGTCTTGAAGGATTAGATTTAAGAATGAGTTATTTATTAAATCTTTATCGTAAGATAGTATGGGATGATGTTTATCAAAGATGGGTATTACCTGATATGATGAGATATTTTACTCTTCAAATATATCTTGCGGAATTTAGAATTTTTCATGTACCAATAAATAAAGGTTCAGGGCAAAGAATAATTAATAATAAATTGGATAAATTATTTGATAATAAATTTAATGTTATTAATTATGATGATGTATTAAAGCCCATAGATATTTTTAATACATATAATCCACATAAAGAAAGTGTTAAAAATATAATAACAGATGAATCAGAACAAAGTGCGGTGGAAACTGTATTAACAACTATGGATGAGATGTTACCCACTTGGATTATAACGTGTGAGATGTGTGAATTTGATATATCTGATATTACCTTCGAACATCTTTCTGGGCTAGATGTTGGAAAAGATCCAGTTCAAGGTCTTGTTAAATTTGGAATAAAAGTGGGAAATATAAAAGAAACACAAATATATCCTACATTTAGACATATGTATCTTAATGATAAAAATCTTAATAGTATAAAAAGAGCAAAAGATGAAATAACAACATCAGTAGACTATGATGCTATTAATAAATATTCCTATCCGATTTCTTTACAAATTGCACAAAATAGAGAAACTGATAAAAATAAATTACATATACCCGGAACACCTTTTATTGAAAGAGCAAATCAGGATACAATAAAAGAAATGGATATGATATATCCTGTGCAGGGAAAAAATCCTATTCAAGAAGAAAGAACCTGGAGAGGTAATTTAATAAATTTCGGTAAAGCATTTGTAAAGAACACGGTTGATAAAGTAATAGATAAAGCAAAGGTGACACCTATTCCAAATTTAGGATTTTCATTTACGGAATTACAAACAGCGATTCAATCTAAAGATATTATATCAACACTTGGTTTAATTAGAAAATCTGTTACAACTGTAGTTAATCAATATGTGATGCCATCTGAAAAGTTAAGTGAACATATTATTGATACTAATTTTAAAGAATTATTGGTAAATTTATCAAAATCTACCGCAACAGATCCAAATTCTAAAATACTTGCAGAAGCAGCAAATATAGCACTCTCGGATAGGGGAGTATGGGAAAAAATAAAAGATTTTTCACTAGCAACGGATTTAGTAGGTCCGGGTGAAGTAAATGTTAAAAAATCAATATTGGGTGCCGATCAATATACAAATGCGGTAAACATTCCACCTTCATCTAAGCTTTCTTCAGAAATAACAGGGGAAACAATAAAAAATGAACCAATAAAATCAAAAACTATAGAATTAACAAATACAATAATTGAGGCGGCACCGTCATCACAATTGGGCACAAAACTGGAAAATTCACCCATTCAGGTGCCACCACCAAGTAAAGCAACTAATTCAAAATTAGAATAAATCATGGCATATATTTCAGATATTGATTTCATACAACATGATTTGCACGATAATGATTGGATTGGTGTAATAGTAAATACAAAGGATCCAACTTTTTCTGGTCGTGCTCAAATTAGAATATTTGGTTTATTGGATGATATACCAGATGAACATTTGCCCTGGGCTGTTCCCATTAATTCAACAATATTTGCGGGTGATGGAGCGGGGTCTTTATCTGTACCAAAAGTTGGCCAATTTGTAAGAGTTCAATTTAATAATGGTGATTTATATGCACCAGAATATACTACAATCCAGAATATTGATACAGAATTAATAAAAAGAATAAAAGATGATTATGAAGGAACACATGTTCTTTTATATGATCCTACCGAGGAAGTGACAATAATTTTTCAAAAAAATAGTGGATTACAAATATTCTTTAAAGAATCTTATATACAAATTACGCCCGATACAATGATAACATTATCAACACCAAACGGTGATGCTATAATGCAGATGGATGGGGATGTTGTTAATTTAACTACTAAAAATGAAGTTAAAGTTGCTGCGGGTGCTAAGGCTGAAGTTGTTGCGGATGAAGTAATTGTAAATGGTGCTCAAACAACAAAAATAGGTCCAGGCCCATATTCACATGCTATTTTAGCAGAGCCAATGTGGTCACTTTTATTAACATTGGCTACAGCATTAGATGCTAAATTTCCTTCTACTCCGGGTGTTAATGCTGGATTGGTTGAATCGGCAAAGCAGGCTGCGACTTCAACAAATGTAATGATTAGCATTTAAATATTTTAATTATAGTTTTTGAGTATGTATGAATAAACTTTTAGGAAATATATTAGAAAAATTTGATAATAAATTCAAAATAGAATTAGAGCGCCAAAAAAAATTTTTTAATAAACCAGATATTTTAGTTTCTATTTTTTCTTATTCATTACAATTATTAGATAATCTTATAACAGAAAAAAAATCTAAAGCTGAAATTTTAGATTTTGTTAAACGTGATAAAGGAATTAAAAAAATATTATCATATACATCTTTATCATTTGAAGAGGATATATTAAATGATATTTTACTTAAATGTTTTTCTGAAGAAGAAATTACTATTCCGGAATTTGATAATATAAGCCCAGAATCTTTTATTAATTACGCAAGTAAGGTAAATGATATTGACAGTAAAATTAATTATAAAAAACATGAAAATTTTTTAAGAAATTTACAAAATAATGTTTTAACATTTTCTTCTTATATTTTTTTATTACATTATATTATAGAAATTACTAAGGATTTATTTTCAAAAACAGAATTTCTTTCAATATATAGAACAAAATATATTCAAACGCTTATAAGAAATACATATGGCATATTAATTACTCAATTTAAAAATTCCGAAAATGAATATAAAGCAATAATAGAATCTTTAAAAAAGATAGATGATATTTTAATAGCAGCAACACTGGCATCATATATTTATAAAAATAATAGAAGTAAATTACAGAAAATATCAAGAGAAAAATTGCATGAGATCTCAAAAGATATAACATGTAATGATTTTGAGGATCCTTCTGATATTGTGATAAATACTACTTCACTAAATAATATAAACTTAAATTGTCCGATTGAAACGGATGATGAAATTATACCACACACGCCAATTGAAGAAAAATTAAAAATTATTTCATGTGAAGTACCACAAAATAAAGAACCTGTTATAAAAAGTAATTTATCTCCAGATTTGATAACAACTGCAATAATAGAAAATCGAACAAACAATAAATTTGAAATAAAAGTTAATAAAGATTCACATATTACAGAAAATACATTAATAGCAATATATGATAATAAAGAAATATATTCACCGGTAAATGGATATATTGATTATACAGATAAAAATAAAATTATTATACGTGATGTTGAGAATTTTGATCAATCTTTTTTAGCATCACAAATTGAATTATTAAATAAAAAATACGAGCGATTAAATTATATAAAATCTTTTTTAAAGGATTTTTATATTATATCCATTTATCCTGTAATGTTATCTACTTCAATATTAGATGATACATCAACAAATATTAGTAATATTAATATTAAAATCGGTGTTGAAGATGAATGGAAAAAATATAAAAAAAGATATGAAAATATTAATGAAAAATTTAATGATAAGATTAAAAAAATTACATCTAAGGATAATATAGAAAAACATGCCAATAATGAAACGCTTTATGAAATAAAAGAAACAATAGAAAAAGAAGAAAATGCATTTTATAAAGAAATAAATTCTTTAGGCAAAACTGCCATCAATGTATCTAAAATAATTAGAGCCAAAGATAAAGAATTTGAATTAATTGATTATTATTTATTTAAACTTGGCGATCCATTAAATTCTATAGAAAATCCAAATGAAATAGAATTAATATTTAAAGATAAAATAAACGAATTTATAAATGAACGTTTAGTTATAAGCGATTATAAAAAACAAAAATTATCGGAAAAAATAAATGATCAAATAAAGGATATAGAAAAGGGTGCTAGTCCAGGAAATTGGTTCGATAAATTAATAAAAATTTATAATTCAAAAAAAAGTATAGATGATGTTAAAAAATGGTTATCGGGAATTGCACAAAAAAATAAAAAATTAAATGACGCTGAAAGAAAACAATCTATTAATAGTATATTATTTTTATTTAATCTTTATTTACAATATGATGATATAGTTAAAAAGTATAATGTAATAATAAAAGAAAAAAATAAAAAGAAAAAAACCATAGAAGAAGGACTATGGATAAAAAGATTTTTTGATGATATATGGAATGAATATAATAATATATTTAAAGAAATTAATAAAATTGAAAATCTGATAGAAAGTTTAAAATTATTTCAGGCATATTCAATAATTGAGTATAATGGAAAATTATCAAGATTATATTTAATTAATGATAATACAAAATGTGAAATAAAAGATGATGATTTTAAACCCTCTAAATTTGGATATGGTGATATAGAATATTGGTTAAAATATTGTTCATATGCAACATTAGCAAGTATAACAAATCCCGTTACTGGTTGGTCAACCGGATGGGTATTTCCTACTCCAATTTTATTTCCTGTTATTTATATTCCAGTAAAAGCAATAAGTACTACGTATGGATTTATTGTAATAGGAATTTCTATCTGTGGCATATGGATATATCCGTGGGTTTTAATGGCAAATTTATCAGGGAATTATGTAATTCCTTTTGGTGATCCTACTATTTCTATTAAAAAAGAAATAGAACAGACCAAGAAATCTTTATCTGAAAATGTTTTTAATTTAAGAAAAAATATTATTAAAAAATTAATGGATGAACAAAAGGAAAAAATAATTCAAAAAGAGGAAGAAATAAAAGGTATAAAAAAATCATTAGTTGATCATCAAAACTTAAAACCATCAAAATATTTAAATAATATAAAAAAACCTACATTAGAATATTTAAAAGAAATAGAAAAGTGGGAAGAAGGAAAGATTATTATTCAGGATAAATTGACTAAAGCTAAATATGATAAATGGCTATTGACGCAAAAATGGAAATTACTTAGTGATGCATATAAAATGAAAAAAGGCGTAAAGGGAATAGATGATAAAATAGAAAAGATAGAAGAATCAATAAATAATCAATTTAATAAATTAGATAAATTAATTGACAAATTAAATAATGTTATAGCACCTTTACCTATTACAATGAAGCCTTACAGTATTAATTTTGGTATAACATTAAAGAATACAAAACCTATTATAAAAATTACAGATGATATAAATGAAAATATTAATGAGGATAAACTTATAAATATTTTTGAAAAAAATAGATTAACAGAAAAAGATTTAATGTTATCAAATTTTGATAATAAAATTTCTTCATCAATTTTAAATTTAAAACAATTTAAATCAATTATTTTTGGACAAAGAAATATATTAATTAGTAATGATCCTTTTCCAAAATATGAAGAATTAAAACCTTCTAATGTTCAATGGATGAAATTTTTATATAAAGACTTTATAAAAGTCGGTGCGCAAACGTATGGATTTCCTGGACAAGCTCCATTACCTATATAAAAAATGGGGGAAATTTCCCCCATATTCTTATGTTTTTTCTTTTTTACTTCGTTTTTCTTCTTTAATTTCTTTAACATCATCTATCATTTTTGCTCGATTAATTTCATCTATACTTTTTATTTTAATGATGTTTTTATCAGAGATCATTTTATCTTCATCCTTTTTAGGTATTACTATTTTCAATATTCCTTTATCCATTGTTGCCTCAATATTGTTAAAATCAAATTTATCTGAAAATTTCCAGCTTAGTTTAAAGGCTCTTTTAGCAATACCTCTTTGAATATAATTTAGATCATCTCTCTTTGTTTCTTCTTTCTTTTGATAAGAAACTGTTATTAATCCATCGTCTTCTTCAATTTCAATATCATCTTTGTTTAAACCTGCAACAGCAATTTCAATCGTTACAGATTTATCATCTTCATAAACATCTGTGGGATAAGATGGTTTGGAATAGAAGATTGGAGAAAAAACCGAATCTTTGTTAAAAAGATCTCTAAATAAAACATCCCATGGTTCAAGTAAAGAATCTATGGGATCATGATCAAAAAAGCGCTTAAGTGATGTCATAATTTTACCTCCTTTCTTTAAATTAATTATTTTAATTTATTAGCTCCTAAGATACTAATAGGAGGAAAAATAATTGCCAAAGTCAATTATTTTTCATTTTTATATATTCATTATATAAAATAAAGATTTGTTAAAAAAAGTTAAAAAGTGTTAAAAAAATTTTAAAATTGATCCCAATCCGTAAGCTTTATTCTTTTCCATCGTTGTTGTGATGGTACATATACATATAAATAATTATCGTCCGATCGCAGAAATAATCTTGATTCACAGGAATCATTTGGAATTGGAAGATAATTATTATTATTTTCTTTTAAAGGTTCATAGATAACATTATTTTTAAAAATTGAAGAGTTTATTTTTACTTTTAAAGTACTTGGATCAACTATTAAAGTTTGATTATCTATGGCTTTATAAACATTAGTAATACTAAATTCATTTGATAAAACAGATAAAGGAACTTTAACAGGATGTCTCCAATTTGGAGAATCTATTTGAATAAAGATATTATCTTTATTAATAAAATTAGTATCCGTAATATTAGGATATTTTAAAATTCTTTCCATTATTATATTTTATTTAAATATTTTTTAAACATCTAACGCCAAATCCACATTTTTTATTATTATATGCATTATAATAAAAATCCGTATTTATTGTATATAACATACTATAATAAGACTCTGAATAATTTTTTTCCGTTTGTGTCCATAATGTGCTATAATCTCTAATACCTAAAAAATTACCATCAATATTACGTTCTCCATTTCCTACGGCACTAAATTTTGTAGTATTTAATGCTCCTAAATTAGGGTAATTCCAGTTTTCATATCCTGTTTTCTTTAAAAATGCTCCGGCAGAAACCCCCAAATAATTATATAATTCTTCAAAATCAGATAAAGTTGCAACCCTCCACCCTTCTGGTGCCAGTCCATGCGAATCATTTACTGCATACCAATTATATAATGCACCATATGGGGTTTTATAATTAATATCATTATTATACCAACAATAACATCCATAATTTACATTTATCCACCCTTTATCATAATTATCCGACATAATAAAAGTCGCTGAAAAATTTGTGCCATTTGTAGTCATGGTTCCTATTCCAAGAGTATAAGATGCTAATAAATTTATTATAAAACCGCCTATATTAATTCCATTATTTAATGATACCGCCGAATATACCATATTATCTTTAAAAAGAATTACATAAGGATTATTACCAGAATTTAATGAAAGATCTACTACATAAAATATATAATCTCCAATATTTAAATTAAGCGTTTCATTAAGTTTAGCAAATCCATATGATCCTGGGTTAGCGATTGCGGATAATATAGTAGTTCCAGATGTATCAAATGTACTAAAATAATAATTACCATACGCGCCATTTATCCAAGAGGAGCCTAAATTTTCATAATCCGCATAAGGCATATAAATTATTGGTGTCCCGTCTTTATAATGTGTAGTTTTTAAATTTTCCGTCATCCATATTTGATTACCTATAGTAATAGTATTATATTTATTACCATCATAATCATATACAACTAAAGAAGATTCTGTTTTTTGAGATAATGACTTATATCCTTCTTTAAAAACTTTTAATATTTTAGTTAACATAATTTCTGTATATTATGCTCTATTATATTTCCATATTTATCATAAGACTCTACGGATATAGTATATATTGCTGAAGTATCAAAAACAATAGTAACTACATCATTAAATACCTTAAAATAATATTTGCCATCAAGAAATTTAGCCGTCCATATATTCTTTTGATTTAATAAATAATTACTTGGATCATATTCTGCTTTAATTATTACTAATGTACTAGTATCTATCCATATAGGTTTATCATAATAATAAAATTCAGTATTAGAAAGTCCTAAATTAGTATTATACCATGCTTGTTCAATTCTATCTTGATCAAATAGTGTATTTATATACACAAATGTATTATCTAAATAATGTTCTTGATTATATGAATCTTTAAGATAAATCATAAAATTATTGTCTACTTCTACTGCAGTATCCGTAATAGCAGATAAGCTAGAATATGTAGAAAATGCATGTTTTGCTTTTATCGTGTATCTATCGGTATCCATAAATAATTCTGGTAAAGTATTATCAAATGTATGTGTACTTCCATTTACATTAATAACCCTATATGTAGAACCCCACGTTTTTGATAACACATTATCTGTTACAATTAATGCCACACATTGATTATCTTCAAATTGATAACCACTTATATCGAGTATAAGATGATCATTATAATTTGAAGGATTTAATATTGTTCTATATGTATCATTGAGTGCATAAATTTCAACACTTGAATCAATTTCAATTCCAAAATCTACTGGATTTTTATCTAATATAACTGTAACAGGATTACTTCCAGATGCTGAAGTTATATGAAAACTTGCATCAAGAATTAAAGAATATTTGCCTTTATCCATTTTAACCAATACAATATCATCATCGGTATAAAATTTTTGATAATCATTATCTATAGTTATTGTATTACCACTAATTGATGTAATTCTTTCTGTCATATTATAAAATCTGTTAAATGTATTTTCTTCTGGAACATCTTGAAAATATGTAATAGAAGGAACAATTATATAAGGTCTATTATTAGAATCTTTATGAACCGATAATCCTTGTAATGGAATGTGTCTATCATAAATAGGGTAAAGATTTTTTAAAATAATATCATTTACCTCATCCCTACTCATATATCTACTTACATCATATCCCATATATGAAGAATTATCTACAAGAAAATATAATGTAGGAGATTTAATCCATACTTTAGCAGGTTCTTTTGCCATATTGTATAATAAAGTATTATAATCATCCCAGGCAAATAATTCAACATTATAATCGCCTATATGATTAACTTTCATTTTATATACACTATTATCTATTATTACTGCATTTTCTCCACCAGTTAAACCAGAAGGATCCGTCCAATAATAAATACTTGGATCTATTTGAAATAATTTCATTCGCGGAGAATAGTATTCTACATTCATTGTAATTTTTTGTTCTTCAATACTTGTATCATAATTAAAATTAATATAAACATATGAATTATCTGATGTATCTGGAACTGTGCCAGCATTCATTTCTATTTTACCATCCAAAATATCAAGTATATACTCTTTACCCAAAAAATTATGAATTACATTACTAGAATCTATAGTTTTATAATTTTTAAATGTTAAAAGAGGAACTTTATAATTTGAATCATACGCATATTGTAATTTTGAATTAGAATCAGGATTAAGCGTTATATAATCATTAAATGTATAAATTATTCCCGAGGATGTTTCCATATAATAATCAACAGGTAATGATGATGTTATAATAGTGTCACTATCAGCAGTTATGTATACACTAGATTCTAAAACAAATGATATTTTATCCTCATCATATTGTATATTATATTCAATAGGATCTTCATCTGGTAAGTATAAAGTACCGGATCCCGATGTTATAGTATATGTACCTTTTGGTGAAACTAAATATTTTGAAGAAGTCGCATTAATATATACATTTTTATTTGAATAAATTGAGTATGCTACTGAATTACCCCATTCATCTATTGAAGGATCTCTTAAATATGCTTTTTCAAGATATATTGTTAAACTAGTGGATGTATCATAAAATATTGAAGATACATCATATATATTATAAAAACGTATATCATTTTCTAAAATAAATAATGGATTGGTTACTAATGTTTCTCCTATTACTCCGGCATAATCTTTTTCTACAGAAATTTTCCACATTATATCATTAATATTTGTAAAAGGATATTTAAATGTGGAACCTAATAATAAAAAGTCACTTGGATTAGAAATATATGAAGGATCATCTAATGAATAATATTGAGAGTCTATAGTATTCCATGCACAGTCTGCAAAGTCTATAAATCTATGATTTTTAAAATCATCAATTTTTGAATTTGTTATTTCAAGAAATGATAAATATACACTAGCATCACCCGATATTAATTCATTACGCTTATAAAGTGAATAGGGTGTTAATGTTTGAGATATTTTATATTCATAACCAACGTTATGAGTAAAATATGATAAGTTTTTAAATCTTTCAAAATATATGCCTTCCCCTGTTATATCTACTATTTTACAATTTATTCCTATGATATATCTCTCGAGCCATTTTTTAAGACCTAATAATTTTATATAAATTTCTTTAAGATTATAAGAATAACAATTTTCAGTTTTTGGCGTTCCCCAATTATCAATTTCTCCTGTTTCTCTTGTTAAACAATATATCATTGATAATTGGTTTAGTTTCTTAAGAGCTTTTCTTTTATCTGCATCAAACATTAAAATTGTTTGCGTTCTATCTGAAGCTTCATAAGGAACTAAAAGTGATAATTTTTTATTTTCTTTTACATTTAAAAACCATTCTCTAAAATAGATGTCATCATATCCCAACCAACGTATAGCATTAATTAATCCTTTATATGTACCAATAAACGGAATTATTTTATCGTGTTCAAGAATTATATGTTTAGATTTATAATTTAAAATTTCCCAATCTGGCAGATCTTCATTTATATCAGTTTCTTTAAAAATATCTTTCATATCTTTAGGATCTGGCAATCCAAAATTAGATATAAGCGTTCTAAACCTTTCATCTTCTCCAATTGCTTCTGCACTAACAGCAATTTCTGCCAGTGTATATAGTATATTTCCTACTTTATGATAAAATCTTATTATTCTTTCGTAAACTCCTTCATATTCGGCTTTAAATCCTATATTTATAGCTAAGGCTGTGTTTTCAATTCTTTCCGAAAGATCAAATTCTAATTCATCCGTCCATGTTATTTCTGATGTTTCTTCATTAACTTCAAAAAATGATATTTCTGTTTCATCACCAATCATTCGTACAATAAGAGTAGAATTACTGGCATCATACGGACGTATATAATTATCATTATCTTTTTCAAGAATAAAAAGATGTTCAGTTTCTATTAATCCTACTGATATTGGATTTAAAAATATAGCGCCCGCATATGTTACAGTTGGATATATAAAACTTGCATCAATTGAAATATTTTCTAGCGCATAAATTGATTTTGTATTAATAATATCATTTGCTGAAGTTCCAATAGAAATATCTATAGTTATTATAGAAGCATCAGTAGAAGTTAATTCTACTGTTGAATAGCTAAAAGCATATGAATATGATGCAGTAACAGTGTCATAATAATAACCACCGTTTGTTATTTTTGCTGATGTAACACGTCCATAAGGATCTGTTATTAAATATCCTTCTGCATTTTTTCCTGTCGGTGAATTAAATAAAAGGTGTAACCATGAATCTGCTGTCCAATTAAGCGGAGATCCTGATTTTGTAAATATTTTCCAATTTTGAATATTCATAATAAATATCTCGGCTTTTTATTTCCTTTATACTATATTTGTAGTGTTTTTATCATGTGCAATCGAACACCACTTTTTTATACTTTTCGCATGTTCAAGAACAAAATATAACATCCCCTCAAGTACACCGTATAATGGTCTCTGAAGAGGATTTGCCCATAATTCTGAAGATGTTCCTTTTTGGAACAGCTTCCCTTTATAATCATAACCTAAATTTTTATAAACATCATTAAAATGTTTAGCTTGATATAAATATGATGGCCTTAATGTATATTTCTTAGATTTTCTTGGCATAATTAAGATATTATATTATTTATAATTGAAACATTATTTTCCGAATTAATATTTTTTGGTGTATATCCTCTTACTTGAATGTTTACCGAGGATAATTTATTTTTTTCTAAACTATCTTCATAATATATTCCCTGTGCATTTTCAAAATTTCCACGAATTAAAGGATATATATCTCTTACTGGAACATCATTTCCAAAGGCGTCTTTTACATATCTCTCTAAAATAATATCACCATAATCATCTATTCCGTAATGTGTTTTATAAATATTTATGTTATTTTTATCCGCATCAAACCACACATTAACAGAATCAACACCATCGATATCTTCAATTATTTTTATTAAATCTGAAACAGGTATTCTATTTCTTCTCGTATTTTTAAGAAAATATTCAGATGTTTTTGATATAATATCCTGTCTAACTGTATCATATTGTGCGCCTTCCCATAATATTAATGACATATTTAAAGTAAATCTTGGAAATTGTAAATCTAATATTACATTATCTACTGTTAAAATTCTTTGTCCGCTCTGTTCTATTAAATCTAATATTGATCTTTTTTCTTCATCCGATAATTTAAATGCACTTAATGGACATGTGTAATAATTTTCTCCAGATGTAATTCTTTTATTTACATCTGGAACTAAAAACAAATAAATTGTATTATCATCTTTCTTTTGTTCTTCGATTCTTTGCTGATAATATTGAAGCTGTTGTTTTGCATTATCTAATTGTGTTTTAAGCGCTGCCGCTTGTTGTGATGATACTCCATAAGTTGAACATGCCAAACGATATTGTTCATTTATATTTTCATAAATTGTTTGTGATTGATTATATTTATCAATAACATATTGATCTTCAAAAGTTGCAAATCCCGGAATGGCATCAATTACAGTAAACATATTTAATTTTCGTAAAAAATAGATATAATTATTTGCATTCGCAAGAACAAAACTTCTTGACATATGAGGTGCTAATAATCTCGTTAAATAAAGAGGCTCTTCTTGCGTACCAAACATTATAGGATTTTTTATGGTTACATTAAAAAATTTATTTAAATCTATTTCTTCACCGTTAAGAGCATAACCCGTTGTAATAAATTTCCACATATTAGCTTGATTATCACTCATTAAATTTATATTTCCTGCGTCTCCATCGGTTATAAGATATTCAACCAGAATAGTTGCCCCTAAACGAGGAATAGCACCATTATACCCATTTCCAAAAAACACATCTATACCGCCAGTTTGTCCTGTTTTTACCATTACGGCTTTTTGATAAAATGTCATATCTAATATAGAATCTACAATTTCCCATTTCTCTCCATCTACATAAACATTGACAAAGAAATTATCTATGGATGCGCCCTTTTTATTTTGAAAATTAAATGATTGAAGAGGAGTTCCAGAACCTGTTACTTGCTGGTATTCTATTTTTCCCTGAATAACATTTACAGTAATAGGTTCCGTGGCTTGTGAAAGATCAATTCTTGTTTCTTCACCCGGTAATATTATAGTATATGTTAAATTATTTTGAGTACTTAAAAGTTGTGTATAATTTGGAATAGTTATTATCTTAGCATATGAAGGAAATTTTGCTCCATTATATGATAATGATAATGTACCTCTGGCTGATGTTGCTCTTGAGGGATTATGCCCGGTTAAGGCGGCAATACCTCTTATACTTACTGGTCGGGAAGCAGTTTTTATATTTAATTCTGTAATAGAATCTTCAATATAAAATAAAATCATTCTTCCGTAATGAAGCATTACTTGAAGTAATTGTCCCATTGGAGATGCCATTGTAAAATGCTGAGATACATCTCCATATGTTTTCTTTATAAAATTAAGAGCATCATTATAAAGTTCAGTAAATCTTATTCTTGTGGTACTAAAAATATTCATTTATATAATTTTATTTTACTAAAATTCCTAACATTTTTTGATTATTTATAAAAATATCTATTACAGCATAATCATATCCATCGGCTCGTCCAAAAGATACTTGAGGAATAATTTCATAATCTGTTGATTCTGATATGTATAATTGAAATTGTGATTTTATTTTTTCTTCTATTTGTGCTTTATTAAGTTTAGTTTCAAATATTAAATTTTCAATTCCTACACCCATATTAATATCTCCAAAAACTTCTCCGGGTTGAGTCCCTAATATTATTTTAATTTTTGATATAATTGATTCAATAGGATCAGAGTGTTCTAAAACACCATATTTATAATTAGGATCTTCAGGATTACGAATATATATGTCCTTTATCATATTATTTTTATATTTTTATTTTATATATCTTAAAAAATTAAAGGGAGTCTTAGTCTCCCTATTTATAAATTTTATATATGTGTCAACTTTTATTTATAATAATAATTTATGGCTTCATTAAATGTTAT